GGGTCGGGACATCGGCGCTGTGCAAGTGGCGGTCAACGAAGTTGCTCAGATCGCTCCGACTGTTTTCCGAATGGGAGAAATCAACAACGAATTCCCGCTTGGCATGTGGGCCGCTCCGTCTCCCGATCTTCAGTATCTGCATCAGTTCAACGAAGATCCGATGGTGAATCCGGTCCAGATCAAGCGTGCCGATGCTGAAAAACTCGGTCGGGCGTGGTGGATGAACATCAATCCTGACGGCACGAAGATCGGCGTGACGCGGGAATTCGAAGACCGCGTGTCATCGCATTTGACCGAATTCAAGACGGTCAGCGTCACGGATCAAAAACTGATGGGCGGCGTTCCTGGTTATGCAGTCATCGTTGATTGTGTTGGAATGCCGGAAGTGTCGATCCGCAAGAACAATCGTGAAGTCGCTTCAATCAAGCCTGAGAAGGATCGATATGTTGTGGAAGGATCTGATACGACGGCAAAAGAAATCGCCAAGCGTGTCATGACATCCTTGTCCGTCAGTTGGGCGAACGAGAGATTCGACGAATCCTTTATCCAAGATGTGAAGCAGGTGGCTCAGGAAACGCGGCGGTCGCTGGAACAAGATCCGCATGCTGACGATACGCTGGCGGATGTTGATCCTGAGCATCCGAACAAAAACGATCGTGACAAGAACAACGATCGCGGCGATGAAAAAAAAGAGGATGAAGAAGAGAAGAAGAAGCAGAACGGCGAAGAGGAAGGCGGCAAGAAGAAAAAGCAGAATGGCGACGAAGACTGATTGCCCTTGCCACCTTTGATGGAAATCAATATATTCTTTCCTAAAGCGGAGAAATGATATGCCGAATCGTCAGTCAACAATTGCTGGCACTCTTGACGTCGAGAATCTTGCTGGTTTCGGTCAATGGGCCGTTCAGTGGATTCCTGCCTTTGCGGACATGAAGAAAGACATCTTTCTCTTCCGTCCTGTCGGCGGTCTGGAAGACATGGCCAAACACGAACTGGTGAAGGCGATGCTTCCCGACAAGGGACATTTTTTCACCGCGTCCAAATGGGCAAAGAAGACTGTCAAGCGTGCTACCGGTTTGGAAGGCTTGACGTCTCAGCCTGGAACCATCAGGAAGTTGAAGCAATTGGCACCCTTCGTGGTTGGAGTCGGCAGGAACGCCTCAGAAGCGGCGAAAAATCTGCAATTGTTTGTGACGGCGGAAAGCATTGCCGAGTCGGTTGATGAGCGCGCACAGATGGGCAGTCAGACATTGACTCAGTTCTATCAGTGGGTTGCTCAACAAGAAGGGAGACTGAGACAGCGCGGCGACGGTATTTTTGTCATGAAGGGCAAGAATGTCATTGCGAGTGTTCGACCGGCTTACAGAATGCCTTATACAGAACGTCTCGGCTATCATCGTGACAAGGAAACTCCGATTCGCTCCAATATTGAAAACGCCATTTCCGGGACGGGCGGAAATGTTCAAGTGTGGGTCGGCAAAAGCGTGGGCAACAGCGCGCATGTCATGGATCTGACCGAGAGCGCGCCGATCTGTCTGGAATGCATGGGAACGATCGGAGAAGCGGGCTGTCTGTGTGAAGTCAATAATTTGGTGAACGGCGTCCGTACGATGCCGATTGATGAGCGTACTGTCCGCATCGAATTGGAAACGCTGGTCAATCAAAACTTCATTAGTCGCGGCGAAGCGGACATGCTGCAAGAAATCACCGTGACAATGGGAGAGATTCAATCTCTTCAAGGTCAAATCAAAGAGAACAAGGATCTGTTTGACGACTTCAAGACGAGAGGAAAATTCGTCTTGAAGAGAATTGGTCTGGCGGAACGTGAGATTGAACTGGCTTCCAGACCGGTGGAAGAAGCCGTCAATCCTAGCAGTGAATTGTCCAAGGCATGGGTTCAGGTGGATGAGGCATTCAAACTGGTCGTCAAAAAGCAGCAGAATCCGGCCGCGATGAAGGCGTTTTATGAGGATGAGGTAATCGTGCTTCTTTCTCATGCGTCGAAGGAGCTGAAGGCGATTTACACCGACATCGTGGAAGATCTTTTGAAGGGGTTCCAGGAGATCACGAAGAGGCTGGCCAAGGCTCCTGAAATCGCTTCGATCACTGATGACAAGATGACGACGCTTGAATTCTTGTTGGACGAAGAGGCGCAGCGATCTGCAAAACAACTTGACGAATTCTCTCTGATTGAATTCATGAAGCGCATCGGCAATTGGATCAAGACCAAATTCATTGGACTTGTCAGCAAAGCCAAAAAGATTATCGACAAGATCAAAGTCGTGTCCGCATCCGCCAAAAAGCTTCCGCAGAAGCTTGTCAAGGCGCAACAGACCGCAAAGAAGTTCGAACAGGAAATGGCTTCGGCAAGCGAAAGTGTTCGACGTCACAAAAAAATCATTGATGAAGACACGCAAGCGAATCTGAAGAAAGCGTTCGGCACAATCTCCAAACTGCAATCCAATATTGGCGCGTCGGAATATCTTGGTCCTGAAGAGTCCAAATATGCGGCTGCTGTTCTCAAAGATCTGAACGCGGCGATGAAGGAAAAGGAAGAGTTCAACAAGAAGATTCGAGAGCAGAAGAAGACAATCGACGGGCTTCCGTTCAATTTCGAAGGTCTGCTTGACAAGGTCGTTCAAGGGAGCGGCGACACTGATGAAGCCAAGATGATTCGACAGTTCAAAGGGTACATGGAAGGTGATGACCCCATTGATGAACTGATCATTGTTTGTGCCAATGGTGCAGAAATCGCTTTCACCAAAACGACTCGTCATGAAGGCGCAAAAGGCACCTATTTGGAGCTGCTTGCCAAGTGCACCAAAGAAGTCAAGACTTTGATGGATGAACGAAAGGCATCGCACATTGAAGAGAACATGATCGAAGTCATCAAACGTCAAAAACTGACTGCTCAGGATATTCAGGCGCTCAGCGAGCATTATGTGAAGGGCGTTCCAATCACCGAGACTTGGCTTGGCGACAAGTTGAAAATGGTGTGGGACAAGATCAAAGGCGCATTCAGCAAGCTGGCTTCCAGGTTCAGGAAGCAATGGCAGCTTCAGCAGATCGCTCAAAAGGACATCAAGAATCTGCAACAGATGATGGTGAAATATCAGGCTCGCTGAAAAAAACGGTTTGATTCGTTCTTCGAATCACAAAAAACCATCAATCGAATATAAGCTTGAACGTCTGAATTGCTGAAACAGGCTGAAAATGACAGAGTTTTCCAAACAACAGCTTGAATCGTTTTTGCAGGTTGTGGTGTCACTGATCGGTGAGCGCAACCAATCGGCTGTTGCCGAGATTGAAAAGCGTCTTCATGAGAGCGTTCAGCAGCCTATGCTGTTGGTCGAGGACGCCGCCGAACCGTTGTATATTCCGCACGCCATTGAAGAGCAGGTGATTGTTGAACTGCGTACCGATCCGCGTTCAAACAAAGTCAAGCTGGAAGGTCTGTTCCAGGAAGCGGAGAAATATAATCAAAACGATCGACGCTATCCTTTGCAATTGTTGGAGCGTGAAGTCAGACGCATTCAACCGTTGATTGGAGAGCGTCGACTGATTGGCGAACTGGACCATCCCGACACGCCAAAGATCCGTTTGACGGATCAGAACGGTACAGGCGTTGGATCACATATCGTCACGGAATTGAATATTGATGGGACCAACGTTTATGGCTCTCTGGAACCATTGACGACAAAGAACGGCATGGAACTTCGTTCGTATATCCATGACGGCGTGAAGCTTGGCGTGTCGTCACGGGGAACCGGCAGTCTGACGACCGAGAGCAACGGCAAGTTCTTGGTGAATGACGACTATCGCATGTTGACGTTCGATGTCGTCACTGATCCGAGTGTTCGAAGTGCGTTTCCAAAGCAGCAGAACGAATCGATAACAGAAGGATTGGCAAGCGATGCCGACAAGATTCGTCAGATGACGATTGTGTTGGAAGAGGTTGCCAAAAAGTTCAATATCCAAGAAATCAGAGACTTTGTAAACCAAATGCGTAGGAGCGGTTAAATCATGGGCGCTGAAACGAACAGCCTGAATAGCGTGCTGAAGGCCATTGACGATCGCAAGCAGGAGTATGGAGAGGGATTGAAGGGCCGCAAAGAAGAAGATGAGAAGAATCGTCGCGGTCGCAAGGAAGGTGATGAATTGGATGTCGACGATTCCAAGCGCAAGAGCGATGAGGAAGAAGTTGAGCTGAAGCTGAAGCGCAAAGCGGCTGAAGAAGATGAGGCGGAAGCCAAGCGCAAACAGGAAATGGCTCAAGAGGATGAAGAAGAGGCGAAGCAGAAGCGCAAGCAGGCTGCTGATGCCGAACTGGAAGGGGAACCTGAAAAGGCGCGCAAGCTGGAAGCCGAAGCCGAAGAACTGGAAGAGATGGCACAGCGCAAGCAGGACAGCGCGGATGATCTTCTGGACAATGCGAAGCGGCGCAAACAAGAAGCGGACATCGGAGACGATGAGGCTGAAGCGAAGCGGAAGCGTGACATGGCGTATGCCGATGAGGCTGAGGCGAAGCGCAAGAAGCAGGAAGCCGAAGACCTTGACAAGGAAGCCGAAGAGAAGCGCAAGCAGGCGACGAATCTTGACCGGGAAGCGGACGCGAAGCGCGACGAAGACGACAAGAAGGGCGCGGAGGAATTGGAGAAGGACGCCGACAAGAAGCGCAAGCAGGCCGATGAGCTGCAAGCCGAAGCGAAGTGTCTGTATACGCGGGCGATGATCCTTGAACAGGATGCCGAGCGCAAGCTTGACGTCGCTCAGGATCTGGACGTCATCAGCCAGAAAGCCAAGCAGAACGCAAACAGTTCTGTCAACACGAACAAGGCTTTGTGCGATACCTATGAACTGGTTGCTCAAGAGATGAACTTGAGCGCAAAACGGCGCAAGGATGAAGGCGAATCGTTGGGGCAGTTGGCCAAGGAATACGAAAACAAGTCGAACGAAGTTGACGAGCCTGAGCTGAAGAAGGCTCTCAAGGGACGTTCCGACATTTTGAAGGCGAATGCTGAAGAGTGTTCGAAAGAAGCCGAAGAGATGACGGCGCAAGCCGAATTGGCGTCGAAAAAGGCTCGCAAAACGGACCCGGACGACATTCCGGTTGAAGAGTTTGAAGAGCTGTCCGATACGTTCTCTGATTCGTCCAAGCGCAAGCAGAACGATGCCGAATTCCTCCGCAAGAAGGCCGAAGACATGCGCGGCGATACCGAGAATGCTGCGACTCCGCAAGAAGCGCATGCGATGCGTCAAGTTGCGGATATGCTGGAACGTGAAGCTTTCGTGGTGGACAGCAGCGCGGGCGAAGACGGCGTGCAATCTGAGATGGCAAAGCAGATCGCCAGCACTGGACGGTCTTTGATTCGTGAAGGTCGAGACTACGCATTCATTACCATCTCAAAGGACGGCGGCAAAGTTGAGTTCCGTTGCGGCGACATGAACGGTTCAGAACCGATTGCCGCGCACGGGCGAAATCTTCAGAAGACCTATGACTATATCAAGGGGATGCTGAAGAAGGCTGGCGCGCGGGAATTCGAGGTGCGCAACGACAGCAGCAAGCGGATCAACGAAGGCGAAGATGCCAAGGAGAAGGACCCTGATGAGGCGTTTGTTCTGATCGACAAGGAGAAGGTGCGGTATTGGCAGGGAAAGAACAAGAAAGGCGAAGTCAAGATTGCCGATCACGACGGCGATGTTCAGAAAGCCTACGATGAAGCGAAGAGCAAGCTGAAAGGTGCCAATCAGATCAGCGTCAAGAACGATTCGGGCACCACGATCAAAGAAGGCACTCAGGGGATCTATCCGCATGAGCAAGGGACCATCGATCGCAGTTATGGAGAGCCTGACGACGCTGAATATATCGAAGGACAGTTCGGAACAGGCCAACAAGTTTCGCCTGAGTTGTGGAAGGCGAAGCAGGAACTAGAAAATCTGAAGCGGCGCTGTGCGGGCCGCAAGATGGACGATCTGGAACAGGCAAAACAATCCGAACTGGAAGCCAAGTGCGACATGATGAAGGCAAAGGCTTCATTTGAAGCCGAAGCCGAAAAGCGGCGCAAGTCTGAAGAGGAAGCCGAAGAGATGGCGGCTGCTCATGCTCGTACGATCAAGGCGATCAGGCAGAGTGAAAAGCGCAAGCTGGACGCCATTCAGCAGCAAGCTGAAAGCGCGGTACAAGGCATGGCGGCGAAGCTGAACATGTTCTTGATGAATGTGACTTCGTCGAACAAGAGGGTTGTTGCCGAAGAGATGGCGAACGATCCCAGAAACATGAATGCAAATGATCGCTTGGCGAAGATGCGGAACTTGCTCAACATGGGCACTCCAGTTCCGCTGAATCATGTCCAAAGCGAGGAACGAGTCAGAGAACTGGAAACGCAACTTCGGGAAGATAGCGAGCGCATCAAAGACCTCAAAGGGAGAGTGCAGCGCAAGCGACAACTGATTGAGAGGCAAAAAGCCCAACTCACTCTGATGCAACTGACCGAAAGCGATGCCGAAGGACAGGCAATTCGTAAACGCCTGTGGAACAATGTCGTGACGCCTGATCTGGTTTCGGAGCAGATTCGGGAAGAGTATCGGCGCATCGAAGATGCAAAGGCCGATAGTCTGCTTGCCGAATATGCAGAAGGGGGTATTCCTTCGCCTTCCGATGATGACGAGACCGGCAAAAGACGGCGCGGCGCGGAAGATCCTTTTGCGGATGATGAAGATATCAAAGGTCGGAAAGATGATGACGTTGAAGACGTGATCATTGATGATGACGATATCGAAGTGTCTCCGAAGAAGGGAAGTCAGCTTGACGATAACGACAATCTCGGTGAAAGCCTGGATTGGTCGCGGATGACTTCTCTGAGTGGGATCAACGAGTAAGCGGTAACGCAAAAACACCAACTCCCTTTGAAAGGCACAGAGAATCATGAGTCAAAAACTTTCTACCTACCGCAAGATCGCTGGGATGCTGATCGAACGCTGGAAGCCGATGCTTCGCGGGCTTCGCGGCGAAGAGCGCATCATGAACACGGCGATCCTGTTGGAGAACACATGGCGCTACGGCGCAATGTACCTCAATGAGGGCATGATCTCGGAATTCACCGGCAGCACGTTGGCCGGTCCTTCGGGTCAGGTTCCTCAGATCGCAGTCTTCCGGCACTATCTGATGCCGCTGATTCGAAGAATGTACCCGAACCTGATCACCAACTCGCTCGTTGGTGTCCAGCCGATGACGGGTCCAACGTCACAAATATTCTATTTGAAATATTTCTACAGCGGCATGGTCGATCAACAGAACCCGTGGGGCACCGCCGCAACGGCGAAGGGCGCAACCGCTCCGGGCACTGAGTATGCCAACTTTGTCGGCAACACTTGGTTCGTCGATCCGTACTATTCGCTTCAGACCGTGCGTCGTGAGCCGCTGTCTATCGGTGGTGGTACGATCGGCGCTGGTATGGCCGCGTTCCCCTCTACCGGCACTCATGCCGCTGTCCAAGCCAATGCGCCAATCTTCAACAACAGCGCGAAGCTGTATGTGCTGATGGGCACTGCTGCTACGTACGCGGGCTGCATGGCTGCTGGTCAGACGCTGCATCTGGTCGAGCTGACGGGCTGGGTCAACGCCGCTGCTCCTGCCGCTTTGACGGCAACCGTTCTGGCGACTCTGAACGGTGCGGCTGTGATCACCAACCTGTTCACGGGCTTCATCAATGCCGCTACCAACACGTTCAGCCTGACGGTTGCCGCTGGTTCGATGACAAACCTGTTGTCCAATGCGGAAGTGGCGCTTGCCGTCGCGGCCGGTCAGCCGTTCCTGGGCATGAACACGTTCACCTACGACATCAACATGGAGAACCGGCCTGAACTTCCTGAGCTGTCGTTGGAAATCGACTCTCATCTGGTCGAGGTTCAGACGCGCAAGCTGCGCACCGTGTGGTCGATCGAAGCCGCTCAGGACATGCGCGCCATGCATCAGATCGATGCCGAGAAGGAACTGGTCAGTCTGCTGTCCAGTGAAATCGCGGCCGAAATCGATCGTGAAACGCTCAACAACCTGATCATCAACGCCGGTCATCGCCGCAACTACGATTACTCGAATCCGTTCATCGTGGGCGGTTTCGCGGTCGGCGGCGGCACCGGAATGCTGTCGTACAATCAGGCTGCGGCGCTTCCGGGCATCGGCGGCGCTCCCTGGTACACCGTTCCGGGATCGGGCAACTTCAACGATCGCAACCGTGCGCTGCTCTATCAGTTCCTGGAGTTGGGCAACGACATCTACAGGCAGACTCTGCGCGGCCAAGCGAACTGGGTTGTGACGTCTCCTGCAATCGCGGCCAAACTGGAATCGCTGTCCGAGTATGAAGCCGTCAAGGGCGCGGACAACATGTATTCGGTCGGGATCAAGGAAACCGGCATGCTGCAAAGCAAGTTCCGGGTGGTGGTTGATCCGCTGTTCCCCGAAGATCTGGTCTTGATGGGCTACAAGGGACCGACGAACATGGATGCGGGCTACTTCTATTGCCCGTACATCCCGCTTCAGCTCACTCCGACCATCATGGACCCGCGCACGTACAATCCGAGCAAGGGCATCCTGACCCGGTACGGCAAGCTGATCGTCGAGAACGGTGAACGTTTCTATGGCATCATCAAGGTTTCGAACTTGGGAGCCATGGGCACCACGATCCCCGCTGGCTACCCGATCCAGACCAGCACGAGCATCAGCGGCTCGAACCTCATCAGCGGAAACACCGATCTGGTGTAATGCTCCTGTTGCTGCATGACAGCACACTGAGACCCAAAGGCGGGCGGGACTTCCCGCTCGCCTTTTTCACTCGCATCCAAATTGCTTCTCTTTGCGTCAGGAAAATATCATGAGCATCGAACATGATTTCAAAGTCTTCGAGCTGATAGATGGTTTTGGAGACGATGATCAGAACCGTATGGTTCAGGAAAGAAAACAAGAAGAGGGAATGAATCAAATGGATCATCTATTCGAAGCAAAGCGCGAAGACCATCCGCGATACAAAGCGATCAAGGACATCGTTGATTCGCATAGCGCCAAGCCTGTTCCGTTCGTCAATTTGGACGGCAAAAACGTGAGGCGTAAAATCGATGCGTTCACGGCGCAAGCAGTCATCGCCATTGCCAACGGACTTGGCGATAAGAACTTTGATCGATACATGGAAATGCCCTTGGAGAAATTCTTGGACGTCACCATGAAGTTGATGAAATGAGACAAGTCGTTGACGCCGCTTGATTTTTGGTGGCGCATGTCATACAATTCTATTCATCTGATGCAGATGAAATGAAAACAAGAAAGGAAATTCAGAAATGCCCACATTCATGAATAGGCACAGAGGCGTTGTGATGGTTCCTGCCAGTCCGACGCAACATCAAAAGGTCATGCCGAACGGAATCATTGAGTTGCCCATGGAGCAAGGTCGTGCTCTCGGCTTGATGTTGGTGGAAGTGAATCAACAAACCGGCGAAGTGAAGGATCTTGATTCCAATCCGACTGTTCCGGCCCTGCATGCGCCGCAGTCTGAAGAAGAAATCAAGGCCGCTTATGAGGAACTGGTCGAAGGGACCGATGCACAAGCGACGATTCAGCCTGTGACGGATGAAGAGGAAGACGGTCCTGAGCCTGCAGAAGAGGACGCCGTCCCTGCGGTTCCAAGCGAACACCCCGAACACAAACCAGTCGAAGCCGTGCGTGAAGAAGTTGCGGACAAGGCTGAAGAAGCAGGCTCTCCTCCGTTTGATCCTGACGACGTGATGAACGAAGATGCGCCGCAGGGTGATGCGCAAAAAGAAGAGTTGAAGAAGACTCCGAAGAGGCGCGGACGTCGCAAGAAGAGCGAAATGAAGCAAGACGCTGAATAGCTCTCAGTAACGTCAAGCACTTGCGCACAATGGCGTGCGCACAAAAAAGAAGAGGGAAATGATGGAGAATCCTGGAAAAGAGGGCAAGCAGCAATTGCTCGTTGATGACGCTCCCGGTTCGTTGAAGCCGGTCGTTGTTGAGACGATCCCAACGGACCCGAAGAAGAATCTGAAGCCTGTTGAACCACAACCCAAGATTGATGAAAGGGGCACTCAATGATCCTCAATCGGAAAAGGCTGCAACTTTTCATTGCGACGTTGGCGTTGGGTCTTGTCTTTTTCCTGAACGGCTGCGGCACGTTTATGGATTGGGTAAGGAAACCTGAGAACTACACGCAGATGATTTCTGTGGTCGAGAAGTATTTGACGTTGCAGTCGAAAAGCTTCGTCATCGCTCCTGGCTACAGCCTGACGTGGGAAAAGTATTCGACAAATCAGGAAGAGGCTGAGCTGCATCACTACATTGCCGTCTTCATCGGGGATGACAGCAACGTCGGCAAGCTGATTCAATTCAAATGCGACATGACATTGATCTCAGAGGCTCCCGACACACCGTTCGATACGGTCTGCAAAACGCTTCAAGGATGGATTCCCGAACCGCTTCCGCCCGATACGGATGCTGTCAGCGGAGGGCAATGAGAACCAACACGAACGGCGTCCGATGAAGCGAACATGGCGCACGCGCAACTGGCGTGTGCGCTTTTTTTCTGATGATCAAGGCGGAAAATCATGACAGTCTCTTATAAAGTCGGATATGGGTTGAGGGATAGGCTTAAGCGTTCAATCATGTATGATTTAGGATATCCTGCCGTCAAGGTCGAGATATATGAGGCATGGCTTGATGATGCGATTGACCGAGCCATTGCGGTGTTTACAAAACACTATCCAAATTCAGAGCACTGGACCGTCTTTAATGCGGTCGCGGGCGTGAACAAATACAAGGTTCCAGACGACTATATTGCGATCAGAACCGTCGTCTATCAGCCGCGTTTGATGCAGAGATTCTTCAATAATATATATCCGTATTGGGATGTTTGGTGGGGTTGGGTTCAAAATTCGTCTTTGACGGATTACGCGATTGCGGACATGTATCATGGTGAAGCGTTGCGCACGTTCGGAATCCACGGCACATGGCAGTTTCTGCATCCTTATCTGTATTTGTTTCCGCTTCCGTCAATGACGGTTCCGGTCTTTGTTCGCTATCAGAAGATGCTTGACCCGAACGAAGGGGATATCAGAGAAGAGGAATGGGTACGATCATATGCGCTGGCGGTGACGAAGATTCGTTTGGGAAGAGTGCGATCAAAATATCCAAGCTTGCCTGGACCACGGGGAGACATTAGTATGGATGGTGAGACGCTGATCAGTGAAGGGCGTGAAGACATATTGCGCCTGGAAGATGAGCTTAGGCAAGAATACGAAGAGCCGCTTGGATTTTTCACAGGATGATGACGAAAGGAAGACAGGCCATAATGGGACAGCAACAACAAGGGAATCAGGGTCAAGGGCAGCCGTTCAATTTTGGAGATCAAAAGCATATCATCAAGCAATACGGAGATCAAAAGCATATCAAGCAATACATGCGGCCGATCGATGAAAACGAACTGCAAAATGCTCCAACGATCAATGAAGAAGTGGACGCATCTCTGATGCAGCAGATGGCGCAGTTGGGCGGCGCTGGCGGCTTTGAAGATTTCGTCAACAGTCCTGGAAATGGCGTCCAACCAAGGTCAAACGAAGGTAATGGTAGAGGGCGACAGCAGTCTTATGACGACAGCCCTATTGATTTTCAAGCGATCACGGAAGCGCAACAGCAGCAACAGGCTCCGATTGATCGAAAACGCTTGGCGACGGCGCTTTTCAGATCGCTGACGACTCGAATCAAGAACATTCCAATCGATGATGCAAAGAAGCTGGCGGTTGGACTGGCCGACGATGTTCTCAGCTCTCTGTGAACAGAAAACCAATTGACGTTGCAGGTGAAATTCCATGTCGAAGACCTATCTTGAATACGAACAGACTGCGGTGCAGGGTCGTTATACCGTTGCAATCAAGTACATGTTCAGCGACATGGAACACCGGCACATGTTGGATCGCGGCGGTCCTGTTGAATTCGATCTTGGCGGTACGATCAACGAAACTGTTCCAGGTTATGGAGCCGTCACTTTCACGCTTCCTGAGAACATCAAATATCTTCCTGACGACTTCCCGCTCAACTATGCTGTATCGGCAGAAGACGTTTCGAATGATGATGCGTTGGCTCAAGCCATGGTCGTTGCATGGCGCATGAATGCGCTGACTGTGATTGAGGCGGCAATGCAGGCGCGTTGGGCTTCTGTTGGCGAAGTCGACTTTGAAACTGAAGTTGACGTGGAAATTGTAACAGTCTAAAAAAACAAGCAACGTCAAACACATAGAAGAAAGCTGAATGCCATGTCCAATCTCACTAAATCTCTGCGCAGACTGAACCAACGGATGGGCGGTGAAGTCAAGAAAAGCGTTTCCGTGCACGAATCGATGAACATGATGTATCGCAACGGATTCATGGAAGGCTATGAAGCCATGAAATCCGTCATGGAAAAGAGACGCATCAGAGATGAAGATCTGCAAGGCGTCGGAGCTGCGATTGTTCAGAAAAAGCTTGGATCGAGTCCAACCAAGAACGACTACAACGACGGATTTGAGGCTGGCGTGGACGCTGCAATAGATGGCATAACGCCGAAAGATGTGGATCGCTTCCTCAGAACAGGACATGTGTTCTGATCTGATTCAGGAGAATCGTATTTGCCGAATCGTGTCAAAGAAGCTTTGCCGAGACCGCCCTTTCCGATAGACAAGGGCAAGAAACAGCCGCCCGATGAAGAGGAGCGGACTGGGAAGCATATCGGTGAAACTGTTGATTTTTATCAACCGCCGTTAGATACAGGCGTCAATGACAATGTTCCTGATGGATCTTTCGGCTTGTACGATCCCGATAATCCAGATCGACGCATGTTTGATTCCATCGAACAGGAAATCATTCAACTCTCATCTCCGCCGTCACAGTGGTTCCAAATTGATCGTGACAAAACAGTGCTTGATGAAGTGACCGGAGAGTGTCAAGTTCGTTATTTTAAGGTTCCGAAGATCATCTATCTCAATTATGTATCCGATCCTGGCGAGTATGGTTTGAGCGGGTACGGTTTGGATATGGAAGTTGAGATTGATATGTTCATGAACTATAATCAAGGACTTCGTGAGTATGGAGAGGTGCCGCTTGATGGAGATCTGATCCGAACACACGATGGACGATTGTTTGAGGTGCAAGGTGCAAACTACTCTGAAGAGTCATTGTTTCGTTGGCAGCATTGGAAGCTGACATTGAAAACTACGAACACAGAAGGGTATGTCATCATTGACGAAGACGGAAAAGAACAGGATATCAGCGAATCGCCGTTGTTGTGGCCTGAACGTCCTTTTCAAAACTTCAATCAATCATGATAGAAAAGGAATAAGAAATGCCGAGCAGACTTTCAGAGGAATTGAAGCAGATCAATCAAGTGTTGGGAGCAGTCACTGAAAGACACGTTCCCGCGCCGCCGCAATTCAAGCAATTTGAGAAGATCGTCTATGCTTGTGCGGTTGCTCCTGGTTCGCGCGCAAACATTCGTCAAGAAGCGACGTACAACTATGACCCTGAAATGGGCGCGTCCACAGCAGTTGAGTTTCCTGACGGCAGTTGGCTGACGGTCGCATGGAACACGATCGATGGAGAGAGCGACGTGTTTTTGCGGGCCGACGCACCAAGCAGCGGTTCAGATCCGAGAAAAGGGCAAGCATATATGCAGGCAAAAGCTGAAGCCAAGCGGTTGCGCGTCAAACTGCCGAAAGAAGAGCTGGATACATCCGGCCGTTACAAGCAGTTATACTGGCAGGATTGATTCGTACCATGAGCGGTGTTACGCAAATTGAAAATGCCGAACTGGAAGGGGTCGAAGAAGCGATCACCCCTTACATGCGTACGCTCATGAAGGATCTGGCAGATATGCTGCTAAAAGAATCTGGTTTTCCATTCGAGGTGAGAATGGAAGGTCATGATCTGATCGTTGAACCTTATGCGCGGTTTGCTCAACAGGCCGCTCTTCGAGAACATGGATCGTTTGCGTTGGAAACGCCGCCGCAGCCGTTTTTCAAAAAGACCATTGCTGCATGGCGTGAGAAACACGGTTTGTAATTACAAGCCATCAAAGAAGGAAGAGAAGACCATGGCTGAAAAACAGCATCTGTTCAACGAACGCGACATGAGAGGGATGACCAAGCTTGCAGGCGTGGATGTTCCGGGCATTATGACCGAAGACGTGCTGACCAACGAGAAGAATGTCAGTCATGTCGCCGATGCCTTTGCTCGTTTTCTGGCGGGCGATCCGAATTCTGCAATCGACAATCTGGAGCAACTGAAGGGTCAAGAAATCATCTTCTCGAAGGATGGCACGTTCAATACTCCTGAGAATGTCGGCATTCTTCACGGACTGCTCTTCAAGAAGATCGAAGCTGCCATCGTGGAAGCTGCGAAGGAAGCCGAAGAACGCATCTATGGCGATCGGAAATGATTCTTGATCAACGGGGATGCGTCGAAGATGAAGGCAGCGTGACGCAATGAGTCAGACGCGCTATGATCCGTTCGACAACCGTACATTCGGGATCGGATTTGAAGCTTGGAAAGAATATAATGATGCTATCTACAAATGGCTGAGTCATATTCCCAAGTGGCGCGAAGGTCGAGCGGAAGGTGAAATCGGAGTTGTTTATGCGACTCCCGAACGGGCTTTTGCGCGTCAAGTTTCGCCGCCTGTAGAAGGCAGAATCGACATTCCGAAATTCTCGTTTTCGCTCAATTCGGTGTCTCCCGATCGCGATCGTCAAGCGGTTCCGTCTATCCCGGAAGCGTATTGGTACAAACGGAGGGTCGGGGAAGAATGGCAGCGTCACTTGAAGGCGATGCCGTTCGATCTGGCATACACAATCAACTTCTGGCACAAGAAGGTTTTTGAAGCCAACTACGTTGATTGGGAGCTGCTGTCACGCTTTCGGCCGATCAGTTACGTTATGGCGAACGGGACCAACAATCCCGTTCATCTCGAATCGGTGGTGGATGCAAGCGATCTGGAACCGGGAGTGAATGCGGACAGGGTTTTGCGCCGCACCTATTCGATTCGAGTTGAGGGTTGGTTGCCGTTGCCGTACACGCAGGTTCCTTCGGTGGAATCGATTAACACGACGTTCACTGATATTGATCCGGGCAGCAACTTGGATGAGGTGATTGGAGATCCGGAAGGCGTCTTTGACGATCCCAACACGCAATACCTGCATGACGTCATCTGGCAAAGTGAAGAAGGCGCAACAGTCGAAACCGCCATGGCAATCCAAGACTTTCCATTGTTTGGATCACCGAAGGTAAAGACGCACGAACACCATAAAAATCACGAATCGAATATAAGTCTTGGTGGTGCGATGAAACTTTGAATTGTTGCAAACCGGTGACAATTTCACTTCGAGGGAAACGCAATGTACACGCTGAAAAATAGATCACGTCAGACCATTCCTCTTGTGATGCGCGCTGCTCAAGAGAATTCGGTTCTCTTGAAGCCGCGTTGTCAAATCACCGTCAGGGAGTTGACTCCACAGATGCAGAACTTGATCGCAAAAAAAGTTCTGAAGAAGATCACTCCTTATAGGCGTGCAAGCGCATAGCGAGATTACAGACATCACTCTTTGATGATACAGAATTCAAAAAGACGCATGGAGACATGGCATGACGAGCTTTGACAGCCCAAAAGTTGTGACGGATGAAATCGCTCTGGCGACCATCGCGCCGCGAATCTCAGGGACAATCGCTGGTATTGTCGGCGCGGCGCGCAAAGGACGTCTGAACAAGCCTGGATTTTCGTCTTCGCCGGATTCGATGGTCGAAGCGTGGGGCAGTCCATTGCTGGAAGACTATGGATTGCAAGCCTTGACGATTTTCCATCAGGACGCCGACAAAGCTTGGTTCAGCCGAATCGGATCACTGCGCGGCAATGACCCTGTCGCAACGGCAAACACGGATGATCGAGCGGCACTGGAACAGACGGATGCAACCGCGTTTACCGTGCCGACTGATATTCAGGTTCTTGCGGACAAGAGACTGCGCTTGAGATTCGACAGCGAATCATCCAAGGACATCACCATCATCTTTTCTGCGGCGGTCATCGCGTCTCTCGTGCGTTCAACGCTGACGGAGACGATGAACGCTTTGTCTGAATGGATCAACAGCGTTCTGTCCGCGAACTATACGCTTGAACCTCGCTACGGCTATACGACGGTCGTGGAAATCACGGGCGGCAAGCAAAAGCTGAAGTTCTGGTCGGAATTGAAGAGCGGTTTGTCCCGCATTGAAGTGCTGACTCCTGCCGCAGGAACCGATGCTGCTTCCGACTTCGGTTGGACTTCCGGCGTGACGGTGGTGAACGGGAGCCGCAACATCGTGCTGGTGCAAAGTCTGACAGCCGCTCAAATCCTGAGTGCGGTTCAGGGTGCGGGATATGATCTCGGCACGGCAGCGGTCATGACCGGCGCAAATACCGGGCCGTTCAATCTTGGTGAACCAGCCGAAGCATTGCTCAATAATTCTGAAAACAGTGGAGTGGCGTATAATCCGACAACCTACAGCTTTGTTGCAGGCGTCAAAGGAAATACGCTTTTGGAGATCAACACGCTGTCGAGTCTCTTCCTGGCAAACCTTCAAGCCGCGCCATACGGGATTGATCCGAACGTAACGCTCTATATTGACGGCTACGAAGTCACGTTTTCGATTCCGTTGACGTCGTGGATAGCAGGTGCCATTACGGCAGCAAACATCCAGGACTTCGTGGACGCTGCAAACGCAGCCGCACCGACCGGGCTTGGCAACTTCATGTTCGTCGATCCGACAGACAACAGCGTCACAATCCAGTCTCCTGGCAAGTCGATTGGATACACCTATATCAAGTTCCCATTCCCACAGGTCGATTCTCCAACTGGAAACAGCGCGTCCGCTTCGCTGGCCATGTGGATGCTTGGATTCAAGATGTGGGACGTGAAGGTTCAGAATCAGTTCCAAATCACGACCGACAGCGCATCCGATACCATTTCGTTTGATGCCGCGACTCTGGCGACGTACGGCTATCATCCTTCCGCAATGACTGCCGCTCAAGTGGTCAACGTGCTCAATCAGGAGTGGGGTTCGACGATCGCAGCAATTGATTCCGGCTTGCGGATCAAGCTTACCGGCGACTACAACGGACTTGATGCGTTTGTGAGGGCGGAAGACTACAACTCCGATCGTGAATCGATGTCGGGCAACTACACCTATACCGCTGCGAATTGGTTCAGACCGGATACGACTCCGAACAATCTCGACGGCATGGAATTGGACGCCGTCAACAATAACGAAGTCTATCTGCGGTTCAACTTCGGCACCGGCAACGATTATGGAATCGTGCGGGTCAAAAATGTTGCTTCGCTGAACGCTCCCGCGCCAATTGTTCCAGGCGACATCGATTTGATTTCGACCTCGCTTGATGTAGACGTCGCTGGAAAGACCGCCTTCGAAGCCGCCTTGGCGGCGGTCTTGGTCGGGTGTGTCTTGGATGCTCCTGGCAGCGGTCTGGCTGTGGGACAAGTGACCGTTGGCGCAATTGGCGGCTTCACGGCTGGTCTGAAACTCGATATCTATCGCGCTGCGGTCGATACTGGCGGCGATGTCGATCTTGTCTTTGCTGGTGCGACGATTGCAGGCGTTCCGACTCCTCCGAATCCGACACCGGAAGATGACGTTGTCTCGTTCCAATACCTCAATAACGTCACGACAGTACAAGCGGGCGATACTCTGCAAGACGCTGCGGTTCCAGCAGTACAACTCACGGTCACGCGGGTCTACAATCATGGCGATCTGATTCTGTACATTGACAACAGCGGTCCATTGCAAATCACGGATGTCGGCGCAACGGTGCACAACGTGACGAACATTGTGGACACTTCGTCTTCGGTCGGATGGGTCCGCAGAAACAGCCGTCATGCCGATCTATATGCGGTGGCGGGCGGTGGTCCGACAGACACGTTCACCATTGCGGCGGGCACCATCGCAACGGCTGGTGCGCCGGTCAATATCGATGTTCCTGCGGGTTCCAACAATTGGATCTGTTGGATGAAGGTCGGATTCCTGATCGGCGCTGTTACGCACTATGCGATCATCGGAGTGGTCCCGACAGGCACGTCATGGTTGGGCACGTCGTTGTTGGTCAGCGATTCTCTCGGACCATTGGAATGCCCGGTGGACATCATCACTCTGGTCCAAGCGAACGGAGTCAATGTTGTTGCAGGCGCTGGTTCGTGGGCGTACCTTGACACCAATCCGGGCGGCGGCGTTTATCGTCTCGAATTGAGTCTGACAACGCTGACGGTCAGTGGCAATCCTGCTACCGAAGTGGTGCACGGCGAAGTCATTGGACACGATTCCATCAACTACGCCATGACGGCGGCAACCCAAATGCCTGGAGCCGCTTATGGTCCATGGTCAACCGGCGTTGCAACGGCAAACGCCAATTACCGGCGTTCATACAACCCGAATACCGCGACTTTCTACGATTCCGCTCGCAGCATGCTGTCCAAGGACGATTGGGGCGAAGGTTGGGCCAAGTTCACGTTCACGGTCGACGATCTTTGGACGGTCGACATAGACTTCAACGATTATGCGTTCACCAGTCAAAGCGCGGCGACGATTGCAGAAGTGGTGGACGCCGTCAATGCGAAGGCGCGGGCAGTTGATGCCAGTCTTGATGGGATCGCTTCCGCAAGCACGGGCATGCTGCGAATCACCAGCGCGACGAAGGGAAGTTCTTCCAAGCTTCGCACAATTGTTGACAACGTGGCTCTCGACTTCAGTTTGTATACCGGCGCTGCTCAGACGGGTTCCGGTTCTCCGCTCTTCGCCTTCACGGTCGACGGAGACGCTTACAGCATCAACTTCAGCGACTACGCAGGAACCGCGATCATCGATCAGAGCGCGGCAACGGCCGCTGAAGTAGTGGATGCTTTGCAGCGCGAAACCGGTCTTGGTTCGTTGATCAGCGTGGTGGGTACGGGCGCGGCTTCGCAAGTCAAGATTGTCAGCTCTCAGACCGGCGCGTCGGCCGCAATCGTGGTAACGACTCCGAACATTGATCTTGGTGGTGACTTCGGCCTTGCGGCGACCTACAACGGCACCGAGACGGACGCGGAATGCGGCACAGCATATGCTGTTTCTCCTGGCACGTGGGCGAATGCTGCGGAAGGCAATGTCAAGATTCAGTTCGAAGACACCGATCCGCTCTTCTTTGCACCGAATACCTCGAAAATCACGATCTATGTGAACGGTGAAGCGGTTGCTTCTTACAATGAAGTTTCTCCCGATCCGGATGCTGATGGGACGACCGGTCCAACCGGGGAAGGTACGTTCATCGAAGACGTTCTTGGAACGGAAACGGATGCGGACGATGGAACCAATCCGAATCCGTGGATCGTTTTCGAATTCGACGAAGATCTTGCGACAACGGAACAGGAGTACACGGGCGGCAAGTTCAAGGAAGCGACTTATTCTCTGTCGGGCGGCGCGAACGGAATCGACGGTTTGAGCGTGGACGACTATATCGGAGTCGGCTACGATTCGACCTATGATGGTCCGACAGGACTGCAAGTCTTCAGCGACAAGAACGCCTACTTCGTGAACCATCTGTCCGTTCCTGGCTTGAGCGACACTTCACTGTACAATGCGCTTGTCTCTATCGCAACCGATCGCAAAGACGCCATCTTCGCGTTTGACCCGCCGTTCGGCTTGCAGCCGCTTCAGATTCTCGATTGGCACAACGGACGCGGCGGATATGGCAATACCAAGGCGCTCACCAGTTCCTACGGCTACCTGCCCGGTTCGACATGGATGCGCTACCGTGATACCTACAACAAGCAGGACATTTGGCTTCCTCCGGGCGCGTTCACTCCTGGCTTGTTTGCGGCGAGCGATGCAACAAGCGAACAATGGTTTGCGCCAGCGGGCTTGAAACGCGGTGTGTTCGAATTGGCGGATGATGTGCAGTACAGTCCCGACATGGGCACGCGGGATCTTCTGTATGCCGAAGGTCAAAGCGTCAATCCGATCGTCGACATGGATTCGGCCGGAATTCTGTTGTTCGGAGAAAAGACGTTCGAACGTCTGAACGTCATGACGAACCGCATCCACGTTCGCAGACTCATGTGCTACCTCAACCGCGTCGTCGAGCTGGGTTCGATGGTGTACTTGTTCGATCCGAACGACAAGGTGGCGCGTGATGAATTGGTGGACGGACTTGAGAACATCATGAGCGACGTCATGAAGAGGCGCGGCGTAGTGAGGTTCAAGGTCAAAGATGCAACTACCAATTTCCATATCCAGAACAAGCGCATGCGCATTCTGATTTTCCTTGAGCCGCAGACGGCTACGGAAATCATCGAAGTGCCGTTCATCATTGCACAGGCCGGTCAAGCTTTCAGCGAAACCGGCATCTGATAGCGTGATTGAAAATTGATCCAAGACAGGTTGATTGCCTGTCTTGGATCTAAGATAATCTTTAGAGAGTGATGTTGGGGAACCATTCATCACCTCAATGGCCGATGGCTTATCGGTGACAGCCTGTCGTCTCGTAGACCGCTGATTGCAGTTGAAACAACTGAAATCAAGTCGCGTTGGGCAGGAAACTTTCATGAATCTAATATGATACTACTACAATAATGTAGTAGATTCGTGTTGGTTCAGTAAGAAAAGTAAGGCAGCAAAAAAATGGGCGTTCTCGGTATCACAGGAAATGCGAAGACCGGCAATCAGTTTTCTGATTTCGGGCGCTATGACGTCAAGCGTGCATCCTATTGGATCATGCAGTTTGCGTCCACGTTCGGCACGGATCAGTTCAGACATAGCCTGTCCATCGCATTGAGCACAGCTTCGCGACCGACGCTAGGCGTTGGAACCGTCGAAATGCACCACGGATCGGAAAAGTGGTATGTCGCGGGCAAGCAGTCGGTTGAGACAAGTTTGAGCTGCAAAATGTACGATGCTCTTCCGACAATCGGCGTCAACTACGACTTCCAGCGTGACGGCGTCGAGTCTCCGCACCCTGATGGAAACGGCGGTCAAATCAGTGCGGGTCAGTTGATGTACAATTGGTTCCTGTTGATGTACAACCCGTCGACCGGCAACGTGGGCTTGGCATCCGAGTACCAAACCGATGCGTTCATTACGCTGTTTGCCAACAATGAGACGCCAATTGAACGATGGATGTATTTGGGAATTTTCCCGACTTCCATCGGAATGGGCGATCTGGATTGGTCGGATGAAGCATCCGGTTTGACTGTCGACGTCACGTTCCAGTTCAGCAAGGTCTATCGGATCGCTCCCGACACCAAGACCGAACCTGTCGACGCTTCCGAGCAGTTGCAGCCTGAGCCTGGATTCTTCAGTCCGAACTAAGCGTCTGTTCCTTCACACAGACGGCGGTTGGGTTTGGACTTTTTCATCATCACCGTCTTCTTCCTTGTTTTCGCGCCGAAGAAACGCTTGCTTTCTTCGGCGCGTTTGTGTTATTAATGCATGAAGGTTGGTATTGAAAGCGTTCCCAATTTTCAGGAGAAGAAAAGATGACCGGGAAAAAGGATATTCCGCCTGATTCGAATAAACAGAAGACTACAGGCGAACTGGTTGACGTGTTTTCCAATGACATCAATCAACAGCAGCCGTCGTCTCCCCTTGATGTCCCTGTTTCGTCGAAACCAACGGCGTCCTTGGTCGAACAAACGCGCAACCTGAAGAGCGGAGAGGAGATTTCGCTCAATCAACCATTGCCGTCAATCTCGGTTAAACTCCCATCCTTGGGCAAGATGTATCCGAATCAACCAAATATGCCCGACAGCCTGAATGTGCGAGCCATGGGCATGCGGCAGTTGATGCAGTTGAGCACTCCTGCGTTGTGGGTTTCTCAACAGGCGCAGCCTACGATTTTGCGCGAATGCGTCAGCGGGCTCCCTGCAGGGATGGATGTCATTGATTTGCTCGAAGAGGATAGCTATGCTTTGATCATGGCTCTTCGCATCGTGTCTTATGGGCGCAATTACGAGATGGAACTTGAGTGTCCGAAATGCGATGAAGTCTTCAGCGATTCGGTGGATCTGGAAGCCGATCTTCCCACTGAATATTTGGAGAATGATCCGAAGCTTCCGATCGTCATTCAGAGGGAATGGCTGCAAGAAGGCAAGGAAGTCCATATCATGCCTGCGACGTGGCGTCAGGCGATTGAATTGGATCTGAAGGAAGACTATCGCAAGCAGCAGCGTGCACAGAATGCACAGCGCGGCAAGAAAATACCGCCCGCTCCGAATTCGAATCTGAATCAAAGGGTCATGGATGAACTGGAAACCTGTGTTCAGTACGTAGAAGGAATCGGAGAGGAAAAGGCGACCATCCATCAATGGCTGATGGGAATAACCGCTCATGATATTTCAATCATTCAACAGATGGCTGGAAAATACCAATTCGGCATGAACTTGCAATTCAGTCCGAAGCCATGCCCCTCATGCGGCTCGAAGTTCCAAAGCATCGTCAGGATCACGCCCGCCTTTTTTCGGGCAACATTACCCGCAGCCGCGTTGGACGACTGATCTCAGCGAATCAGAGTATTACCAAGAAATCAATAGGTGGGTTGAAGAAAATGAGAAGTGGCAAAAGTACCACTTGCAACGCATGTATGTATTGGTGCGGCATTGCCACTTTCCGCCAGACTGGCTGATGGATATTCCACTCTATTGGCTTGAGACATTCTTTGAGAGCTGGATTCAAGAAAACGAAGAGATCAAGAAGAGGCAGGAAAGGGAGATGGAGAAGATCAGGAATGCATCTCCTGATGGACGCCGTCGAACATCCATGGCGGAGCCGCCTTCGTTTTCCAACTTCACTGAATAAGCGGAACAGAAGGGAAACGATGACGATGGAATAGGAAATTCTAGGAAGGTCAAGAGAAGTCTTACTATTGTTACGACTAAAATGATTGTTGTAAACCTTTGAAATTATTTGGGTATTCTGTTTCCTTTTTGACGTTTAGAGGTTCAAGTCTTGTTTATTCATTACGTGCCTCCTTCCTTCCCCGCAGTCGTCAGAATGTTTCCAGGGTTGTCGTTCCGTTCTTCATTTCCACTTTCACGGAACCATCGAAGTCGACGAAATCACTTTCGTCGCGATGGCTGACGATGTAGACGGCTTGTCCCATTCCGCGAAGCAGTTCAAAGGCGATTTGTTGTCTCTGCGAGTCCAGCCCGATGTCAAGCAGTTCATCAAAGAACGTCACGTTGAACGCCATTCCGCGCACTTGACGAAGCGTATGATAGACGGCAAGACAGACGGTGAAGTTCACCGATGCACGTTGACCGGTGGAGAGGGATTTCGGATTTTCGATTTCAATGGAGCCGTCCTTGATGATCTTTACGCTCATGTGCTCATCGAAGCTGATTTCAAAATCAGGAAGCAGAGAGTTGAGGATAGTCGAAACGTGGAAGTTCAACACGGGAATGATGCTTTGGATCACGGAAGCCTTGATTTTGGACTTGAAGACATCTGCCAGGAACGAAGCGACTTCAAGGTCATGTTCGGCCTTGACGGACTTCTGTTCATGTTCCCGCACGATCGTTCTTTGATGTTCGACGAATTCAACTGCCGCTTTATGGGACTCGGCAAACGGGTTGGTTTCTGCCGAGACGCTTTCGTGCAGTGTTTCTTGATGCTTGATCTTGTCGGCGGTCTGCTCCAATTCTTCAAGCGTAATCGATGGGGTTACGATAGAATTCTGTATTTCGTTTATGATTCTATATAGATCGTCGATTGATTCATTGATCCCTTCTATTTTTGAACCATATTCTTTTTTTATATTTTTAACTTGTTCGTATAAAGTTGAAATTTTTTCATTGACCGCTTGGATCTGAGCATCGAAAACGTCAACGTCAGGCTGTTGCATCAGAAGCGCATCAAGCGTTGCTTGGGCTTGGTCTGATTCGCTGGCCGCTGTACGGAGAGAATGCGCCAAGGTCTTCATTCGTTCTTCTGCTTCCATCATTTCATGACCAGCGTTCTGAAGCAGATCGGATTGCTGATGCATTGGAAGCGTTTGGCCGCATTGAGGACACGTCGCATCTTCACTGTTGATCTTTTGGTAGTTTTGCTTAGCGCGTTTGAAGACGTCAAAAGCGTTGCGCACATTCGTTTCGCAATGGTCTTTTTCAGACTTTTTGAGCGTCAGTGCGGACTCAAGTGCTTGACGCTGCATTTGATATGACGACTGTGCATTCTGTTTTTTCTGCAATGCTTCATGACATTCGTTTTGAAGATCGGAAATTTGGGAATTCTTTTCTACAATCGCTTCGTTGCGTTTTTTCTCAGTCTCGTGCTTGTTGGCAATCGCGGCACTCAGGCTTTTCTGCGCTTCCTCGATTTTTGCTTCCGATTCTTCTTTCTTTTTCCATGCCGACCGGACGTTTTCATGGTCCGCAGACAACCGGTGAAGCTGCTGCAACACATTGTTTATTTCAGAAAGACGGTTTGAACGATTATGTTCATATTCATCATGCTTGTTCTTTTGCACTTCGACTCTGCCTTCCGCATCCGTCAAAGTCGATTGGACGGATAAGAGTCCGATCTTGACATCATCTCTGACGCGCTTCGCTTCGCGACGCTTATCGATTGCAATCTTTTGGGCATCGTCGAATCGATCAAGCTGAAAGATGTGTTCCAGAAAACGCTGACGTTCTTCCGCTCCCGACTCAATGAAGGACTGAAAGTCTTCGGCGTGATAGATCACGGATGCAAGCAGTTCTTCCCATGTCAGGCCGATCAGTTCATCAATGACCGCTTGCGGATCTTCCGTGCCGATTTTGCGGAACTGCTTGGATCGTTTTTGCGCGATTTCAAGGGTCGGTCTGCGTCCTTTGCGCGCTCTTGTGATGCGATATTGAGAGGCACTGTCGTCCGATGATGAAACGACGGAAAAATACAGGATGACGCTGACGCCGTTCTTCGGCTGAGTCCAATTGATGACTTGATCAACGAGCAGTCCCTTGAAGGTCTTTCCCGTCAGGCACCAACCCAATGCTTCAATTAGATTTGTTTTGCCGACTCCGTTTTCACCATGAAAAAACCACATACCGCTGTTTGCAAACTCAAATGTCGTTTCTGTTTGGTACGACTTATATCCCTTGATAATTATTTTATCGAAACGAATCATTTCGATGCCCTTTCGATGTATGCGATTCCGGTATTGGTCAGCTCTTCACGGTCAAGATGTTCAGGAACGTCGACATCTTTCATGAACTGTCGAAAGATCGATTCCTTGCTCAGGCTGACGACATCGTTTTCAATCGCAATCGTCTTTTCGTCGCCTTCTTCCGGCTTGAACGGCTTGACGACCAACTGAAGCGGATCGGCCGATGAGGCGAGTCTGCGATACTTGGCCACTTCATCGCCCGGAACGACCAGCAGACGCACATATTGACCAGCCGCCAATTCGGGCAGTTCCGTTTCAGGATCTTCAAGCTGACTTGGTACAACCGTGATATGGCGCGGACTGACATCGTTTTCAATGAAGCAGCATGAAACGGATGTTCCTTGCACGGCATCCTGAGTCACTTCAAAAATCATCGCTCCGTGCGGCCCGTCTTCTCCGAATTTCGTGGTTGTCAATGATCCGACATGGAACACTTTGTCGGCAACTTCTTGATGCTTGTGGATGTGACCGCACAAAGTCAAACTGAATTTGCTGGTCAAATAATCAGTGCCCAATCCTTCTGAAACGTTTTCCGTGTACATGCTTGCTCCGACAATCGAAGCATGAGCCAGAAGAATATGACAACCGTTGCCTTGATCATATACGTTGATTTCTTTCAGATCATTATGCCATCCAATCATGTGAATGATTGCATTTGTATTGCCAGCCTTGATCGACACGGCTTGGTCTTTTTGATCGATGACATGAGCATGGTTATTCATGTACGGCAGTCCGTGCTCAGGATGTGATCCGCACGGCGCGTCATGATTGCCGACGATTACATAGAGTGGAATCCCTAATTTTTCGACTTTTTGGAGCCATTCATTCGTGCGGGAAATGACCAGATTGTGAGTGTGCAGCGGAACGTGCGACCAATCGCCTAGGAAGAACAGTGAATCACATTGATGACTCATGTATTGTTCCAATATCCAATCAAGAGCCTGCATTGACTGTTCAATGCGTTCGTGGCTTCCGCTGTGAGGGTGAATGTGAAGGTCGGAAAAAACCATCCCGCGAAAAGTTGGTGCTCCCAATTCCATTTTGCGTTCCCTTCCGTTCTGTTCTGTCAGGATCATACCTTCACAGGCGCAGCAAGGGGATTTTTTTCGAGCGAACAGCATAACGTTTGATGAGCTGCATGATTTCTTTGCGCGGTTTGGCAAGCCATGTCTGTCGAACGATTTCATCATCTGCATACCAATAAGGTAACAAATTTTTTTTAGCATACATATCTTTCATTTTGAAAAAATCATAAATATATGATGCACTGATGCAAAAAATATCACTTAGCATAAAAGGCTTGTTCCCTTTTTCGACTATCAGGTAACAAATTAATTGTTTTACTTTGCTTGGATACTCTGTTTCTCCAAATCTTTCGAACGGACTCTTAAACTTGCCCAATGCCAATTTCTTTGACGGACGAATAAAATCATCTCCCAACCAATGTTCTTTTTTCGCCGGTTTCCAATTCATTTTTTCATTCTCTCGGCTTTGGAAACGTTGATAAGGACGCCGTCAAATCGCTTTTGGACAGCTGTTCTCTTGTGCGCCTTTTCCCGTCATCGTTCAGAAGGCGCAAGTTCGTTCACGCGCAACAGGGAGCCTTCGAATTTGATCATTTGGCGGTTGTAGGTGATCGCAAATTCTTGAAGAGCTGATCTGCCTTCAAGGAAATCATAGCCTTCTTCGGTGATCATCCATTTCCCACGATCAGATGGATGAGGATAAATCAGATTCCAGTGCTTCAGTTTTGAGAATGTGCCGCTGTGATCGGTGCCGATTTCTTTGAGATGGAAGTAACCTCCTTTTTCGGGCTTGTTGGCTGTCAGACGCGCCAGATTCTTCAACAGCCGGATCATTTTGCCGCTCAAGCGCACGCGATTAGGCCGCACCGTCTTTCCACAGCATGGACAAGGAACGGCTGCGCCTTCATCGAAATTCTGGCGCAGCCATTGACGCGCTTCCTGTACCGTTACTGTGTTCCAACGTTCATTTTCTTCTTTTGAGACATGTTTTGGCATGATTAGTTGAGTTTCTTGTTGGAGCTAGAAATACAATTGAAGTCCGGATCATTGGGATGGAACATGCCGAACCGCTTTTGATACAGTTCGAAATATTCCTTGCTGTTGTAGTCTGCTCTCTGCATGCGTTGTTCAAGCAGATGTTCTTCCAGGCGACTCATACCGCTTTCCCGCTGCATCCGTTCGGTTTCTACATCAATCGGCGTGACTTCATCAATGGTTTCGATATCAACCTCGATTTCAGACTCGCATTGCTCATCTTGGTCAAACATGTCGGCTTGCAGCGAATCGTCTTCGAATCCATCGAAGTATTCGTGATTGCGGTTGCGACGCTTTTGCTTTTGATGCTTCTTCTTCTTTTTCTTTCCCTTGCGCAGTTTTTTGATCGGGAAGCCTTCCGCGTCAAGATAGATTGTTTCGGTATCGTAGGGGTCGGAACCATCATTGAAACCGCGAAACCTTCCTCGCTCGTCAAATACCGCCTTTTGTTTTTTCGGATCTAGCTTCTCCATCTCCTTCATTCGATAGGACAATGGCGCATCCTGAAAATTGAAAGGCGGCGAATCCCAGGTCCACCACTGAAGCCGCGAACTGACCTTTCCCTTACGGCTGAAGTTGAACATGGTCATCTTGTTCGGAGGAGTGGAGAAGTAGATCAGTTTTTTCGGAACCTTGCCGAACACATTATTGATCGCATTGACCAGAATTTCTCTGGTTGACGCAAACACGATCAAACCTTGCTCCACCAGATGAGCGATGCAGACCGGCTTTCCGATGTTGCGAGCCCAAATGATGCTGTCAGGCGTCAGAATGGCCATGGAATAAAGGTCGTACGAGTAGAGCTGGCTCATCCACTTGCGGGCGATTTCTGCGATCAGATTGCTGTCCGCATATTCGAGATTTCTGCGCTTCAGCGCGTTGGAAATGGACGTTCCAATGATCTTGGCGAACGCCTTGGTGTCCGACTTCGGCAGCGGCATGCGCGTCTTGACCTTGTTCCCGATTTCTTTGAGGGTTTTCTTGGTCATGGTGCCGTTGTGAATCAGGCTGAAAACATGTTGTTGATCCTGGAACGGATGAGCGTTATTCTTGGTGATCTTGCCGCGCGAAGCATATCGGTTATGTCCCATCACGGCATGCGACGCAAGAATGTCTTCCGACATCTCGTCTTGAATAGCGCGTCCGATCGAAACCGGATGTCCGACACGCTTGAACGTCTGAATCGATCCTTCCTTGTGATCAGCCGTTGTGTAGCCGAATGAATGAGTTCCGCGCGGAACAGTCTCCACAATCAAGTGCTGGAAGAGAATAACCGCTTCGTGAGGAAGTCTCTTGTCTTTCTTGGTACTGATGATTCCGTAGATGCCGCACATTTTTTTTGATCCTTTGGTCTTGGTCTGTCCTTCAGTCTTCGTTCAACCTTTACGCAGATTGTAACGCTTTGGTTACAGAATGTCAAGATTTTTTATTTTAGTGATTTCAACAAGTTGTGATTTTTTCTTGTCCGTCTCTTTTGGGATCGACAAAATCTCTTGACAGTAAGCGGTTTTTTTCGAATGATGAAGCACAACATATTGCAGGCTGTCATTGAGGCAACAGATGAGAATCAAGGTTCCAGTCATAGCCAACATCAAACAGAGGGACTTGAAGCACGTCTATCTCTTGTCGCTTGCAAGAGAAGCTGCGAAGCGATTCCATCACGGGTCTTTTTTTCGTCTGCGCGAACTGCGGCGCATCATGATCGAAATGGGTTATGTGCAGCCTGATCAGATCTTGATAAACGTGCGCCGCAATCCCATCGGATTCTTCAATCACGCCACGCAGAGCGATCGGGTCTATTTCGTCGGAATGCCGCAGGCGTTGAAGCTGCTTGCGGAACGAGCGGCGGACGCCGTTTCTTTCGATGATTGGACCGCGAATCAGCGCAACCTCTACATCGTCGAGCATGACATTTCCGATGAGCTGCAAAGAGGAGAATTCAGACTCGTTCAGTTCAAACAACTGTATACCGAACTGATTGCAATCAGACCATCAGGGAAAGCACAAGATGAAGGAGAAACAAGGCAAGTCGAAACGATCAACAAAAACGGCGAGATAACAAAGAAAAGAGTAGCTAAAACAGAAAAATTGCACGAATTCAGAAAACAAGAAGAGAAACAGACAATCGACGAATACCCCTGTGGTCGTTCGTACCGCACCATTGGTGAAGAATTGGACTTGACACGAGCGGCTGTCATTCGGCATTTGTCGGAACGAAAAACGCTGAAGATCAAACGCAAAAAGCAATTGAAAGCCATTGTATTCAGAAGCAGCGAAACAGAGTTCAAAGTAGAAGTGAAGACATGGCAAGAATTCAAAGCTGAGCAAGAAGAACAAAACGGACAAGACGACAAAAAGCGAACAAACGAACAAGCAGAACAGCAAAGAACACAACAGACAGAAACAACAGAAGGCTACAAAAGAGACAGACTAGGAAGAGTGATCAAGACGATGGTAGTGGTGCCCCGCTCGGTTCCTGAAGCAGAACTGTTTCAAGAATCGAGAGGGCACCGTGCAACCTTCTTCATCCGCGAACAAGCGCACACAGTTGTTTTGGATGAAGATGCTCTGCAAATGGGGATAGTTTCCCTTGAGAATGTCGAGTATGAATTCGGGGTTCCGTTCATTCCGAATCGAACAAGGGAATGGATGAAAATCTGGACGTTGGGAATGTGCCGAAAAGGAACTGTGTCGGTGATGACCTTGAAAAGAGACATCCCGAACGTTTACGGCTCCAACGTCCAGACTCGAATCGTCGACGGCTACAGACTTGATGCCAACCCGTCTATACCATGGGAAGCTGAGGATCTGACAACTGCGTCTTCTTCAGGAGATTCAGGGGCGCGGCCTCTACACATCTGTGCAAGCCGCATGGCTCTCCGGTTATCAGACACTCAGTGCGGGCCGATGGACAAGCCGATAATCCGTCGAATGCGATTTCATGAACGGAAGTGGTCGAAGGGCAACATGCTTTACGCAAGCCGCTTTCCGACTGTCAAACGGAGAACGCACAATCTGGTTTTTCAAAGCACGGACTTCCGTGAACTTGCTGAACCGAACCTATCACCATTGATTACAAAAAGCAATAGTCCATCTGCTAATTTGTCACGAATTTTTAATTGAATTAGATCTGCCGAAAAAATACCCGCTAACCCATGGGATGCGCAGCCGCGTTGCGGCGGTTCTGTGCAGCCATTCGAACAAGCCTCATAACGGCAATGCCTAACAGAACAGCGTTCTTGTGTTCTTGCAGCAGCAATCGGGCAATCCAGGTATTCTCTTGACAGATTGTAACGGATACGCTACGCTGATTTTCTGATCTGTATTCTCAATCACCAAGCGGCAGATTTGAAAGGAACAGACAGACCATGTTGATGATCCAAATCGATGAGCTGATGAAAGAGCTGGACGAAGCTGTAGGCAAGTTTCGTGATGAATGGGAAGAGCGTATTCGTGACTGTGCGGACAAGGCTGACATTCGTGAAGTGGACAAGGCCATGAATCGATTGAAAAGGAAGTTGCTGGCCAAATGCCATTATGTTGTCGATTCCCATCAGGACGATTCCATGGTGTCGAAAAAGACTGTTTGGCATTCCATCGAAGTCGAGAATGGGGAGGTGGTTGGACTGCCTGTGATTGACGGAACCTATCTGTTCAAGTTCGGCAACATGGAAGAAGGCGAGGAAGGCTTTGTCGGACAAGTGAATTCTTTGTCTGATGGATGGTGGTCGAATCTTAACATGAGTGATGCAATGCTGCGCGCTTCGATTCGTGAAAGGTCGTTGCCGTTCACTGCTTGGCGCGCTCTCCGTTCCGGTTCTTTGCCGTCCGACACGTTCGGCTTGAAGCGGTTCGATCGTCTGATTTCCAAATCCGAATTCGAACCGATTCCGTTCCCGTCTCATCCTGTCTCATGTAATTTAGACGACCGAAGGGCACCTGAGAACAGTCGTAGAGCGCATGAAATCAGAGAAGCATTTCATGCGTATCAAATGGTTCTTGAGAGCAACAACGTCGCTCAGGCTTCTTGGGCTTTGTCTCAGATCGTCTATGATGCGTACTGCGCATCTCTGATGTGGGGAATCGATCTTGACCGGGCTCTTCAGATCTATCTTGATTCGGGGGGGATTCAGTCTGAATTGCCTTACTCGGAAGGGCTCTTTCCTCAGTTCATCAAATATTCCGAAAGCATTGCAACGGAATTTCGTGCCATCATGAATGTTTCGAACGAAAAGATGGAGCGGGTTCCTGGGATGATCGCAGGGGGCCATATCCATGCGGCAGCCGTTGCGATTCGAGAGCTGATTGAAGAAAATCCGAACGGGATCGTCAAGAATTGTCCAGACGTCATGTGCGAACTTCAAGAGTTTCTTGACTTTGCTGATGGCATGGAACGTATTTCGAAGCAGTATTTTGAAGCATTTCGAAATGCACAACCCAAATCGGAGGTCAAGGCATCTGTCAAAGATGAAGCCTTTTGATTTTGAAAGCGTGCTTGGATTCGGTTCGACGCAATCGTGCACGACAGCGAACGTCACGATTAGCTACCGGGCGTTTTCAATCAATTGAATCGGATCGTCTTCCTTGCACGCAGTCAGGGCAGGAGGCACTGTCGAAACAGGCTCCTGCCTTGACGCTTTTTGTTGAAAAAAAGCTTGAAGCGTTTGGTCTGATGCGGTATGTCTTTGATAAGAACGGATTGTGTGTGAAGTGGATGCGGCGCAGCGGCTGAAACTTCAAACTTGAAAAGGAGTGATGCGGTTTCGTTGTGCATAGCGTTTCATTGCCTCAGATGACATCGGCCTGCAATCTGATTCTCATTTGTGACACGACGCTTTGCTTGCCATGATGAGAAAGTCTCCTTTCTGATGGTTCCTACCTACATCATGGCTCATCGATTCCAATAACTGTTTTCAGGCGGGCACACACAATCCGTTTTTTTGTTGACAATCGATGCGAGTTGAAAATAAACTGAAGATGGTCTGTCTGTTACTCCCAGCGGGAGTCAACGGTCAAGGAGCGCGTCGATTTGGTCGTCGACGCGCTTCGCTTTTTGGGGAACAGGGAAATGAATAAAATCAAGACTCATCCTATTCATCACATCGTCTATCACAACGATCTTGACGGGTTCGGATCGGCAGCGATCATCAAGATGCATCTGATGGATGAAGAGGTGATACCGAAAGAACGCATCAGAATGCATTGCATGCGCTATGACGGCTCGTTGGATTTTGACGACGTTATGGGTCCAGAGGATGCGGTCTACATGGTTGACTTCATGCTTCAGCCTGTCAAGCGAATGGAGCGTTTGAGCAGACTTCTGAAAGACAACGGCAATCTGCTTTGGATCGACCATCATGTGAGCGCAAGACAAGCGAAGGAATCGAGTACGGAGCTGATCGGTGTGCATGGAATCGTGATGCTCGATTATGCGGCGATCGAATTGACGTGGCGTCATATCTATCCTGGTTCACGGATGCCGACTGCTGTTGCTCTTCTCGGTCGTTACGATGTCTGGGATCATTCCGGGGATGTCTATCGATGGGATGAGGAGATTTTGCCGTTCCAATACGGCATGAAGCTGCGCAACTACGATCCTGCGACCGATGAGGGCATGGATCTGTGGAAGATGTTGTTTGATACATATCACGAAACAGCAAATGGCAGGCTGTGTCAGGAAATCGTGAACGACGGAATGAAGGTTTTGTCGTATGTGAAGGGCACCAATGAAGCGTTCATGAAGTCGAACGGCTTTGAGGCGCGTTTTCTTCCGAACGATTGGAACGTGATCGCAATCAACGGCAGTTTGCGCACAAGCATGACGTTCGACGGTTTTTACGACAAGCAACGTCATGACGCAATGGTTGTGTTTGGGCTCAGTTCAAAGAATACTTGGGTATATTCTTTGTATTCTGAAACTCGAAATGTTGCCGATGTCGCCATGTCATTGGGCGGCGGTGGTCATCCGCAGGCCGCTGGATTTTCGACCACAGATCCCCCTGAATTCTTTTTCGAGCACAAGACGGCGGCTACCAGGATTGCATGAAAGACCGCTTGAGGATCGCTTCCCACAGCATCGTTTCATTCAATTCCGTCACGCTGTCTTGTAGGTTGATGAGGATGTTTCGGACAGCGTTGATTTGGTCCAGATTCGGGACGTAGGCTTCGCGCGTCCAGTCCAAGAGCAATTCCGATAGGGTGATCAGTTCATCTGGCGCGTTGCGCACTCTTGTGAGGAAGATGTTGTTCAGGAAGTCTCGGAAGAGGATGATTGTCGCCAAACGGGCGTTGCGTTCATCTTGACCGACTCGGCTTGAACGCTCTTCCGGCGACGTGGTAAGCGAGCGGATTGTTTCTATGTCGATTCCGTCGACTTGGATGGTTGATCCTTTGATCTTGTTCTTTGAGTGCTGCTTTCGGTAGTTCGAAAGGTTTTGTCGTTCGGACTCTGCGTGAAGAACGACGTGTTTCAAAATCGTTTGAATCGTCTTCCAACGGCTGACATTCGGATGGGAATGTGTTCCGTAGCTGATCGTATACGAATCTGCATGCACTTTCAGGACGATTCTGATAGCTTCCTTGTTTCCATCTTCATTCATTGCGAAGGGTGCGCAAATACTGAACAGCACGGCGTCCTTTTCTGAATTCAGATTGTGGCTCACGGTCCATCCGTCAGATGAAGGGATCTCCTTGCGAATCCTTTCCTCTATTTTTTTGTATCGTTTCATTATTTATCTCTGATGTTTATTATTTTATTTCGTTCATCACCACTTTCATGACCAGTTCAATAATTTGTTGAAGATTTTTGCATTCGGGGTCGTCATCTGTCGTTTCTGTGACTTCGTTTTGTAGTATTCTGTTGAATCGTTCAGAAAGCCATTCAAGTCCGCGTTCGAAGCGATTGTCCATACTCTCTTTGAACAGAAACGGCGTGCTGAATGTGATGCGATCCATGATGCTGTTGAGCAGATTGATCCGCATTTGGATCATGGACAGACGGTTTGCGGGGATGAGAGGATGACTCTTCTTGATTGCTTGAGTGTTTATAGCTTTTCTTGCGAGTTGGTTCATTGAATTTAATTTTTCAAGCAGAAAAGCTTCCTTTTCAGAATTTTTCATGGTAGGTTTTTTCCAAGAAGTTTTTCAGGATGCCAAACGATGAGAGAAAGGACGCCGATCATGCCCTTGAAAGTTTCGATCATTGACAACAAGCCTTGTTCCGCGATGACTGTCGCATCTGCCCGTTCATGCTACGGAGAGAAGCCGGTCAAGCCGTCAAAAGATGAGAATCCGAAACTGCTTAAGGACTTGTTCCGTTCCGGTCATCACACGACCTTTCAGCATAAACCATACACCTTTTTGTTCAATGGTGTGAGCCGTTATCTCGTTTGGGCGTTTTTGCACGATCAGAGGTTCTATAATACCAGTCAAGTCAGTCAACGATATGTTCGAATGGACCCTTCCGGGATTTTCATTCCAAGCGGCATGACACAAGAGCAAGAGACACGTTACAAAGAGCTGATGGCGTTTTCTTTCAAAACGTATCGTGCATTGGCGGATGATCTGCAAAAGAATGCGTCGCGGGCTTACTTCAAGCGATTCGAACATCGAAGCACGGATGATCCGAAATGGCAGCGCGTGCCTGTTCAAATCGCTCAAGAGAACGCACGATATGTTCTGCCGCTGGCAGTGCTTTGTCATATGTACTATACCATTGACGTCATTACGCTTTTGCGCCTGAAATCCGTTTGTCGAACGCCAAGTTTCGAGGAAGAGGCATTACCGTTGGTTCAGGCGATGATCGGCGCTGTGTTGAAGAAAGATGCTGGTCTGCAACAGCAGTTTGATGCTGTTCAAGAAGACAGCATGGAGTTTTCCGGCGTCTACGATCCCGAAGAGACCGAAGAGGCGAATCTGATTTTTGATCAAGAGGTTCTTGGTCCGAAACACCAGTATTCGAAGATGATTGGTTACTTCCCGACAGATGTTACATTTGCACTGCAAGATCCCTGGCTTCGTTATCTTGATCGGATTGGTTTGTCTCCAACGTTTCCGATTCCATCTGATCAACATGCGTTGAATATTGATCCTGTCTCCAAAGACGCGGGCATGGTAGGGAATTATTTTCGCTACGCTTTCGCCAAGAAGCATTCTCTGAGTTGTGACGCGCAACAGCAGCGTCATCGCGTCATTGACCGCAACGTCCCGCATCTCTTGAATCAGATTGGAACGTCTGACGATTTTTACGTTCCGAGTCTGTTGGTCGGCAGTGAAAGATATCAGGAAGCGATGGGCACTATGATGAAAGGCTTTCGCGATCTGATTGAAATGGGAGTCGCGCCGGAAAAGGCTCTGTATGTGATTCCGAACGGAGTCAACATCAGGCTGATGGAGGTGGCGTCTCTCAACGGATTCCGACACAAGGCCAAGACTCGAATCTGTTTCAATGCACAAGAAGAAATTTGGCGTTCGGTGATCGAAGAGATTCAACAAGTCGCTCATGTTCACCGTGATGTCTTGGGGGATGCGTTTGACTTGTATCCGACGTGCAAGTTACGCGCGATGCGCGGCGAAGATCCACCGTGTTTGGAAGGCGATCGTTATTGCGGCGTTCAGCTTTGGAGATACGATTTCGAGGAAATCATGGAGATGGAAAGGTCATACTGATGAAAGAGAAAGTTGAAACCGACGTCATGGTCAAGAAACATCAGGTTGGAAGGAATGATGTTCGCAGAGGGGATATTGTCGTTCTTTCAAATGGGGTGGGGGGATGGTGTTTGGTGCTGACTGATCCGTTTGTTTCAAGCGAGGTTGAAACAGAAATTGTGACGTATATAGTTCGGAGCGGTCAACGACGTGTTGAGCTGATTGATCTAGACGACATCTGGAAAGTCGTCAAAAAAGGACATGTTGCTCAACGTCTGAACATTGAATTGGTCAGGCTTGTCGGCTGGGTTCCAAGCGTGTACAACACTTCGCAAGGACTCCTGCCAAATCATATGATGATGATGGAAGAATCTGCCGCAGAAGACTTCGGCGCGCTGATGCAGGCGACTGAGCACAAGCTTCGGTTCACGGACATCTACCGGTCCTTTTCACGTTCGCTGAACGTACGCAGGCGTAAAGGTCGAATCGCTGCGCGTCCAGGCTTCTCAGGGCACAATTACGGAGTGTCCTTTGACATCGATGTCGAGTATGCTTTGGAGACGCTGAGGGATCAAGGAATCATCAGCGACCGCAAAGTCAAGAGGGCTACGCGCATTCTGGAAATGCAGAACTATTTTGCTCGATTCGGTTGGAAGCCTCTTTCATCGGTGCGTCAGAAGTTCCGTGACGGCGCGCGGCGCGCGGTTGAGGAATGGCATTTCAATCACATTGGACGGAGCAAGACGGTTGAGGCGTGGGTCAAAGCGAATATTCTGAAGGACGTCAGCAAAGAGATGTCTTTGAAAGAATTCCAGAGTCTGTTGCAGATGATGGGATACAGTGTCTTTCCTGTTGACGGCAAGTGGGGAAAGAAGACGAAGAGGGCGATGAATCAATTCCAAGACGATTATGCTATTGATCGTTCCAAGCAACCGAATGCTTTGACGATCAGGACGTTGCGCGTTTTCACTTCCAATGTGGTCATCAGAAAAGATGTGATTTTCTGATGAACAATAGAATGACGCTTGATCAAGCTATTCAGCATGCGCAAGAAGTTGCAGAAGCATGCAAAGGCGGGACGTCTTCAGAACAGCAATGTGCAGAAGATCATCAACAGTTGGTAGAGTGGCTTCAAGAATTGAAACGTTTTCGCGCGAATGAAAAAGTTTCGTGCGATGTGGCGTGAAATTATGCGCTGAATTGCTGCGGCTGTTGTATGTTTCTCATGGTGAGACGAAAGAGGAGAACGATCGTCATGGAAAACATGAGAAAACAGTCGCAGCAGCATATGAGCGCGGAAGTTTCTGAGAAGCTGAAGGAATTGAACCGGACTCTCAGTCAATGGAACAGAAACACCAGTCGTGATTATCTGGTTTTGGTGGTTCCGTTCAATCCCGATGAAGATCTGATCGGGTCATTGAGTGGTCATCCGATTCCTGATGAACAGCTTCATGAACCGGTTGGTGTTCTTGAAGGGATCATGATGGAACGCGAAGAACGGAAAAATGCTTGACGTTCTTGAACAAAGATATTCATTAGATCCTGACCTTCAGCGACTCGGCAGTCTTCTAGAATTGAAGTCGTATCTGACGGATGAAATCGAACAGGCGCAGACGCAAGGGTTCGATTTGGACAGCGTGGAAGCGGACGATGAGAATCCTTTCAATGTGCTCTATCACTACTTGAGGGGCGTTGCTCCTGTTCCTGATACGCTGCATCATTCATGGATCGAAGGCGACTATCCAGACATCGATGCCGATTTTTCTCCGCGTGGGCGTGAGGCAATCAGGGCGTATCTTGAAGCGGTGTACGGCAAAGGGCGCATCATGAGCGTGGCGACGTTCAGCAATGCGAATGTGCGCGGCGGAATGCAGGATATAGGAGAGGGGCTTGGATACGATCGAAGAGAAATAGTTCAGGTGTGCAAGGCGTTCGACAATGTTCCGCCAGACAAAGAATTGGATGAGACTTCGGAAGAACTGGACTGGCTTCAGGAAGAGTCGGATCATGCGGCCGAACTGTTTGCCGAATCTCCAATGTACAAGGAATGGGTCGTCAAATACGGAGAGCTGATCCGCAGTGTGGGTCAGCACGCGGCTGCGCTGGTCGTGTCGAGCGATCCGATAACCGAATATTTGCCGGTCATGCGCTCGAAGAACAACGCGCATATGATCGCTTTGAACAAAGAGGAGTTGCAGCCGCAGGGAGCGATTAAGTATGATTTTCTTGGGTTGACGAATATAGACATTCTGGCGTGGGCGATGCGGTTCATCAAGGAACGTCACGGCATTGAGATGGACGAAAAGTTCTGGTTCGATCTTGGCTTTGACCATCCTGACATCTATCAATTGGCGTGTCGGGGAGAGTTGGAAGGCGTGTTTCAGCTTGAGGGTCCAGCCGGTCGTCAATGCGTCGCCAAGGTTCAGCCGAAGAGTTTCGATGATCTGACGTTCATCAATGCGGGGATGCGTCCGGGCGCGTCTGCCGCTGGCGCTCCTGAAGTCTATCACAAGCATGCCAACGGGCAGAAGGATGCGGACTATCCAGACGTCGAACAGCTTGCTCAATACGGGGTGTCCGACAAGTTTTTGAGGATCATGCGTCGTACTTATGGCGTGGTTGCGTACCAAGAACAGATCATGCTCTTCCTGCACTATGTGGGCGGCATTGATCTGCCAGGGACAAACAAGGTTCGCAAAGTCATCACGAAGCCGCCCGAAAAGCGAACCGAGAAGCATACCCAGATCCTGGAAGACGCTCAGGCGAAGTACATGAAGAACTGTGCGTCGATCGGGATGCCGGAAGATTTGGCAACGAAATGGTGGGAGACCGTGGTTGGGCAGGCTGGGTATTCATTCAATTTCGCCCATTGCCTTGAGTATAGTCTCATTTCGTTTAGAGAGTTGTACATCAAGGCGAAATACACGACGGAATTTTTCGGTGCGTTGATTCAGGTTGCAGAGAATCTGAAGGACAGCAAGTTGTTGGCGTATATCAGCGCGGCGCGAAGAATGGGCGTTGAGGTTCTTCCGCCAGACGTGAATCAGTCGCTGGTGACGGTGAAATTAGAGGGCCAGAACGTACGGTTGGGATTCGATAAATTGAAGTATGTGTCCGGTGCCGCTGGTCCGGTGATCGTTGAACGTCAGCCGTACAAGAGTCTTGACGACTACATTCAAAAGACGCTCAAAAGTCCTGCGGGACACAAACGGGTTATGGAAGCCTTGATCTTGTCCGGTGCTTTTGACGCAATTGAAGGCGTTGAAGAAGCGGAAATGCGTCAAGCCTTGTTGGACAGGTTCTATGAGTCGAAGAGAACCAAGCATGAGAACCGGATTCGTCTCGATACGATGGGCTTTTTGGAGAGCGAACGGGATTACGCGGGATACGCCTTTAGCATTTCTGGTCTGATTGAAGACAGGCCGAACGGCATCTATCCGCTTGAAGAACTCGTCGCTCTTCCGGCTTTCGACAGCGTTTATACCGTGGTGTTCGTTGAAGCGTTCGGAGAGAAGAAGATCAAGTCAGGCCGCAATGAAGGCAAATATTTTATGTGGGTTAAAATGCATAATTTCCGAATAGATAATATAGTTGCATATATGTGGTCGAAGGAGCTTGAACGTTTCGATGAAGCGGTGAAGGATCAAACGAACAACAAGATGATGCATTTGACGGAAGGGTGTCGAATTTTGATCTCGCTGGCCAAAAAGGGAGATGGGCGGTATCATTTGCTTGCGATCCATCACGTTGTTGATGGTGCACCGTTTTGAACAGAAAAGGCTGAACATGTTTGACGGATGGCACACGATCTTGGAACAAGATTCCGTCTTGGGTTCCTATGACGAAAGATTGAATGGAACTGTTCAATCCGTTGTAACGTCGCCGCCTTACTGGCGCATGAGGGATTATCATGCGGAGGGTCAGCTTGGATTGGAAAAATTTCTCGAAGCGTATGTTGAACGGATCGCTCTTGCCATGAATAATCTCCTGCCCTTGCTGAAGGATGATGGAACGTTGTGGCTCAATCTAGGTGATCGCAGCGTTGACAAGAGTTTGTGCGGCATCCCGTGGAAGGTTGTCGAATGGTTGCGCGCAAGCGGATGGGTCATCAGGCAAGAAATCATTTGGTCGAAGCCGAACGGCAAATGCGAAAGCGTCAAGGACAGGCCGACACGCACGCATGAGACCCTGTTTTTTCTCAGCAAGAACAAGCGGTACTACTATGATCAGGACGCCATTCGAGAAGAACATGGCGGGTTCGAACGGCGCAAGCATCTGAGCGGGCGCGGACGGACAACGGGAGACGGGCACAGAAGCGGAAAGACGGGTCTGCCAGCGGAAACGCTTTGCAGCGAACAGGCGTATCATCCGAACGGACGCAACAAGCGTTCTGTTTGGGAAATCCCTGTGACTCGCTGCAAGGGCGCGCACTTTGCTCCAATGCCGAAAGAGATGGCATTGACGTGTATTTTAGCTTCTTCCAGACCGGGAGACGTCGTCATGGACCCGTTCTGCGGCACTGGAACCACAGGTGTTGTCGCGATTCAACAGGGAAGGCGTTTTCTGGGATGTGAGATCAATCCAAGATACATTCAGATGGCGGAAGAACGTATCCAAACCGAAGCCCTAGGCACGATGATGAAGGAGCTGCTTTGATGCTTGGCAGGAATTTTCCTGAAATTGTGGAACCGACCGATCAGCGCAAAGAGCACATGCGCTATTTCGCGTCGGCCGTTGCGGATGTTCTTGAGCGCAAACACAGGCGGCTTGCAGAGCGGGCGCGCAAGAGAATCGACGTCAATGCGAAGTGGGGCGTTTCGGACGACAAGGGGTTCAAGGGATTCGTCACGGTTTATTTGGCTGATCGCAGAAACGGCAGAATGCTGGCGTATGAATTGCATATTACAGCGGCAGGCGCTTTCTATGGCACTGTTGAAGGCACTATCATCAAGACACATGACTTGCTGATTGTGCCATCGATGTTTCGATTGAGGAGATTGGTGCCGCGTGATGTGAAGTCGAACAACATCAGGAATGATGTGGAAGACAAGATTTGGCCGGTTGTGAAGTATTGGCAGGAAATCGTTCAGCTCGATTGGACGCAGGTGCCTGCTTTCAAACTGCTCTATGCCAAGGGCAGTAAACTTGCCAGGGCATTGTTGGGATAGGACGCGATGCGAAAACGACAAAAGAAAACAGAAGCGAATCGTGAGCTGTTGTTTTCGGTCACAAAGAAAGATTTGACCGTTACGACGTTCAGGGGCAGTGGACCGGGCGGGCAGCATCGAAACAAGACGGATAGCGGCGTCCGAATTGTTCATGAAGCGTCTGGCGCAGTTGGTGAGGCTCAGGAAAGAAGAAGCCAGGGGCAGAATAAACGCCAAGCGTTTCGACGGTTGATCGAATCGAAAAAGTTCAAGGCGTGGCATCGTCTTCGATGCGGCGAAGCCTTGGTCAACAAACAGGCTGTTGAGGCGGCTGTCGAAAGGCAGATGTTGCCGCACAATTTGAAGGTCGAAGTGGTTGAAGATGGAAAGTGGGCTGAAGAATGAGCGCGGACCCATTGGCTGAAGGAATCGCGGGGGAAGCCATCAAGCAGATTCGAAAGTGTTCGGAGTCATCGGAACTGCATTCAATTTTTCAACAGGTGATGGAATGGGTTGATGATGAGATGATGGTTGAGGAAGTGCCGAACACGTTCTATGAATTGGCGGTGCATCCTTTGCTTTCGGCAAGCGATTTTACCGCTATTCTGAACCTTTGTCCAAGTGTCGGCGGGATGCTTCTCGACACCAAGTTTCCGACGCGATCAAACATGGAAAATCTTGTCATCAACATTTGTGCTGCGCGGGTCGTAAGCGAGGATGGCGCGCTTGATCATGCCGGTCTGTTCTATCGATTCCTTGAGTACGAACTGAGCAACGAAATCCTTGTTCTGTTGGTGACAAGGTTGGTGAAAAACAGGGATTCAGCGCGTCATGTCCTGACTCTGATCAGAAAGCAGAAGGTGTTTCGGTCATTGCCGCGCAACATCAGGGACGCTGTTCTGAACTATACTCACGTCATCGATTTTCGGCTGAAGGAACGCATACGCGAAGAACTTGGTTGGAGTCGGATCGATGGCTAAATTCAATCCGACTCCCGATTTCATCCGTTCGTTCGTGCTTGAATACTTTGGCGAGTATGATGAGCGGACGAACGACTATGGAGAATGGATTGAAGTCGAATCTCCATGGCGCAGACGCGACAGACGCTTGTGTCTCGGCTTCAATATGGAAGGCTGGGTTCATGATTTTTTCGTGGGCGAGACGTGGTCGTTCCCTCATTTCGTCAAGGAATATTTTGGCATCGACAGTTGGCCTGAGACAATCAGGTTCTTGATCGGATTTGCCTTGGAGCATTCTCTGTTTACGCCTGAAATGATGGTTCAATCCATCATTCCCACAGACAGAATGCCGTTCCAAAATGCCGCTTCGAATGCGGTTCGGTCTATGCCGCAACAACCTGTTTCGCAGCCTGTGATGCTTCCTGAAATCGACTATCCTACAGGGAGCATTCCTATCTCAATGGAAAACGAAGATAATTCTTGGAGCGCAAAAGCGGCATCTCATTTGCGGAAGCATTACGGGTTCAGTCAAGTCGACGTGGATCGTGAGCAGTTGAGATGCTGTGCGAGCGGAAAGTATCATGGCAGGATCATCATTCCAGTTCGTGACGAATACGGGCGGTTCGTCTGGTTTCAGGGAAGGACGTTCATTGGAACCGATCCGAAATATCTCAATCCGGTCGGAGACTTCAAAAGCCAGATCGTGTCCGGGCTTCACAAGGTACATCATGGAGAGAGGGTTGTGATTTGCGAGGGCATCTTTGATGCAAAGAAGGTGAGGGGCGGCTGCTCTGTTTTCGGCAAGACGATTTCGCTGATTCAATTGTCCAAGATTCGTGAGCGTCTTACGCTTCGCAGGCGCGTCAATGGTCAAGAGGAGATTCATCAGGGCGAGTTGATTCTTGCCTTGGACAACGATCTTCCAGGTGTTGAGGGAACGCTGAAAGCCGCGAAGCTGTTGAACGATTACAATTTGGATTTCAAGGTGGTTGTTTTTCCGTCCGATGTGAACGATTTTGGAGAGATGGACGCAGAAGAAGCGGAAAAGCTGATTGAAGGCGCTGTACCATGGCTTCCGAATACATCTGCTTGGATCAAGTCTGCTTTGATGGCATCCGCGACTCAGCGCGAAATGAAGAGTTTTCGCAGCAAGGTTGTGACAGACTTGACATCCAACGGCGGTTTCGTTGATCGCAGAAAACGAACCGTCGAACAACGCGATGATGATATAAGCAGAATCAACAATTTTCTTTCTCTGAACATGAAAGGCTGATAGGATGTCTACTCAACAGACAGTGGATCGATCCTTTCCATCATCTTCAATTCGTTCCGTTGAGTTTCAGCTCTTGAACGAACAGGACGCGAACAAGTACGGATTCGAGTTGACGCGGAAGACGAGAGTTCTGAAATGGGTAAACGGCGTGACGAATCCGCAGGATCTAGAACAGAAGGCCAAACAATTCCTGAATGCGTTGGGGGAAAGCCCAATTCCGGAGACGGTGCAGGTTCATCTGACAGGGACGAAGAACTTGGTATTTGTCAGCCTTCAGGTGCAACATCAAATGGAACAAGAGATGAAAACGGCGTCAGTCTGAATCTCATCAGAGCTACGATTGCCGGTGATCCGCAAGCCGCTCATAAACTTCGTAAGCGAGTGTTTGACAAGGTGTCCGAAGCCGGAAGCATGGAAGACCTTGCCGAACTGAATCTTGCTCTTTCCGCACTTGCTTCTGTTTCGTTTTCTTCTCAAGAAGTACAGCAGAAACAGAAACCACGTGCGTCTTTGATCGCGGTGGATTCAGGGGAACTGTTTCTTCAGATTTGGACGAATCTTGATGGATCAGATTCTGAGACTAGACCGTTGAATGATTTGGAAAAGGCTCTTGTTCTCAGATTCGCTCGGATGCACAAATAAAACATTGACATTTCAGCGGGGGTGTGGCATTTTTCATCTTGACAATAAAGCCACGGGACACAAGGAAGGCCAAATGCTTTCAAGATCTCCGATTCAATTCCATTCAAGTCTGTTCTTGAAGATTGCGCGGCTGCTGCAAGGCGCGTCCATGCCGGTCGATAAATGGTTCATTCGGCTTGGCACTGAAACCTACAAGGACAACAAAGGCAACCCTGCGTCGTTTCGACGGACGATCTATCCGATTCGTCATGATGAGGTGAGCCCTGAAGACAATATGCATATAGAAAAGACCACAGGTGTTGCCATTGTGATTGATAGTCAATCAGTCCGCAGATGGGATGGAACCGTGGTTGACGAGTTGAACATGGACGCTTTCTTGAACGTCATTCGGCAAAGCATTGAAGAACGCAAGCGTCGAGATGATAAAATATTCGAGTATGCTGCTCAGAACAAAATGGACCGTATCATGACGCACAACGGGATGAAGATGAACGGCGTCAATCTGGTGGACTTTTGTTCGGAGCATGATATTGCTTATGATATTCGCCATGGTTGTCCAGGATGCCAGGGCGGAATAGCACTTAAATTGGACGATGAACAGAAAAAACGACTTGAAGAAGCCGGAAGAAAATTGCGACCAAACAGGTGAAGCACAGGTGCAGAAGAACAGCCTGAGAGAAATCTTGGATGACCCGAATCCGTATGTTTTGGCAGACATCAAGGCGAACGAATTGTACGCCATGGATTCGATCGACGGCATGGAAACATTGTATGTTGAAATGTTGTGCGCACCTTTCATTGATGAAAAAACAGGCGATTTGATTCTGATATTTATTCGCGAAAAATCTTTAATAGATTATGCTGCTGTTGATATAGATGAGGAATATTTCAGATTGTTCAGAGTCGGGAAGCCGATAGGCTTGCAGAGCAAGATTCGACATCATCTGCAAGCGATTGCCGAACGGTTCAAGCAGAACGTTAATCGGCTTAGGGCGTTGGCGACCAAACAGTTTCTGGTTTTGCGCGATTTAGGTTTTGAGAACGCTTTCATTGAGGAGTTGATCAGCTTGTTTCCCAAAAAGCTGCATTTCAAACTCAAAAATCCTCACTTGAAACGAAGACCAAAAGGACAGACCACATGACGACCACTCGTGAAACAACAGACGATTCGAAAAAGTTTGCCTTTGATCAAGCGTTTCTTGAATGGCAGAAAGATCCAAACGCTATCATCAAGCAGAACGCGATCGGCAAGCAGATAGCGTTATTGGTGCGTAACCTGCTTAATTATAACGATCCTGAAGAAATCAAGGTGGAAATTGAGGGAGCAGCGTTGGCGAGAGCGTTTCGAATGCTGTATAACAACCTTTATGATCCAAATAGAATGGATAGTTCATATGTGTTCTTTTTTATCAATCTGCGAAAATTCATGTATAGCCTTCGCGGCCGGAAGTTTTCGGCACGATACAATAGAATCTTTCTGGCGGATCAGTTGGCTGAATCTTCGGACCAATGCGACGAATGCATATCGTTGGATTTTTTCGATGAGACGCTTGACGTCATTGATCCTGACGAATTGAGGCTTGCGGGCGGTGTTGCGCTGCAACAGATCTTGTCTTGGTCGTGCGAGCAAGGCGATCAGCGCAATCAGTTGGTCTTCGACGCCATGCAGGATTTTCAGTATGCGGGCGGCAGCTATGCAGAGCTGAAGCTGATCCTGAATTTCTGTGACGGCATTGATCAAGAGCTGGCGTTGATTGATGCCGCGAAAATCGGTTATCCTTCGGTGAATCATGAGGAGAAGCAGCGGCGCAGTGAAATGTTGTGGAATCTCGTTCGGGATCGGCGTGCTCCAAAAAAGATTGAACCATTGTTGTCAGGGACGGAGACGCGGAAGCGTTGGCGTACGGTGTTTTGCACTGGTTACGTTTGTGCTCCATTGCGCACGCCAAGAAAGATTCGAAGAACAGCGGAACTGCTTGGCTTGAAGTTGGTTTCAGGCACTTTGAATGGTTCCAAGATCTATACTTTGCGCGTTGTACGCTAGGAGACGGCGTCATGAGCAGAATGCCTGAAGCTGTTGCGAATGACTCGGCTTTTTCGGGATGTCGGCTTGATCCGAAACAGGAGCTGAAGCTTCGTGAGACGATTTTGCGGCAAGATTCTCGAATCTGTTCGGCACGCTATGTATGTCCGTATTATGCGAAGGATGGAGATCCTTGCTTTGAAAGCTTTGAGCGATGCGTTGCTCTTCAAATGTATGACAAAGACGATGGACAAGAGTGGTAATCATGAATGCAGCGATAGAAACAGAAGAAAAAAAAGAAGCTGTACTTTCGGGCTGTCAATTTGACCCTGCAAAAGAGTTGCGGATGCGGCCTGCCATGCTTCGTCAAGAACAGCGAATCTGCTTCGTCGATCATTGCTGTCCTGAGTTTTATGAAGATGGATTGCCGTGCTTTCAGGAGATGTCTAAATGTCCTCACTTTAAGAATGCATTAGAATACGAAGATTTTAGAGATGAGGTGTTTGGACAGTTAGAAGTTGAAAAGGAAGAGCTGAGACAGCAGTTGGGAAGAATTGTTGCTATTGTCAAAGGTCACGATGCGCCTTTTGATTTTGACGATAAGCTTCCAGAAGTGTTTTTCGGAGAACTGGAAAAACTGCTCAAAGATAGCGAAGAACAGAAGCGAAAACTTTGTCAAGAAGTGATGAAGCTGAAATCCGAATTGATGAAATACAAGAGGGTTTGAGATGGGAATACTCATAGGGATATTCTTCACGTTCATGGTGCTGGCGGGCGCGTTCCTGATCCTCAAAGCCTTTAGGGACGCAAAGAGCTATTTCCAGATTCGAATGCAGTTCTCCAATCTGGTGATGGTTTCGATGGTTGAATACTTCACAGGGTGTTTTCTGATCATGTCTCATCGAATCCAGAACCGCACTACGGCAATGGAAGGTCATTTCTACGATGTCATGATCAAGTCGTTTCGAGCCGAGTCGGACGTGATTCCGCCGCCTCTTCACGAACTGCCTGTGACCGAACCGGAATTGAACGCTGACGAAATCAACAAAGGGAGTCAAGAGGTTTTGGACGCATTGATGAAGGCGTTCCATTCTGGTGTTTGGGTTGCCGTATGGGGCTTTGGATTCGTCATTGCCGTATTGGTAGCCAATGCCGTTGCATAGCCTGATACAGCAGCAAGACGAAACGAAAAACCAAGGGCATTCTGCGATTGGCATACCGGTCGATAGACCGCCGCCGCCATCTGTGACACAGACCGCTCAACAGTCGTCAGTGTCTTTCTCGACACAGCAAATTTCGGGAACCAGAAAGAAGAAATCGTCTTCTGACGGCATGAACGAAGTGCAGAATACGATTGCGAGGATCTTCCCTCAAGGACCGTCGCATTTTTCGTTGGGTCCGGTTTTCGAGATGCAGATTCCTGCTATTGCTCTTCAGAATCGAGAAATGTTCATGTACTTCAGGCGTGTCTTGAAGGCTGAACATTTCGAGTTTCAGCAGAACGCGGTGGCGTGGATGTTCATCACGTCCTACTTCAAGAAATTTCAGCAGATCCCATCGGCATCCGTCATCAATCACTGGTTTTCACAGAGCCAATTCAATTATGAGGTTCCAGCGGTTGACGAGCAGTCGGCGGATTACATCAAAGAGCGCGTCATTCAGGTGGTGCGTGCTCAGCGATTTCAGGAATTCATGCAGTTTCTGTTTCTGGAACAGGCTGGCGGCGTCCCGGATTATGACGAACTGTTAAAAAAACTGAAAGACGTCACATACTTGAAACCGGAATCGTCTCAGGGAGTCGATTATTTCAGTCTTCAAGAGCGATTTGAGAAGGTCAAGCGGTTTTGGATGGACCGCATACCATCCGGGTTTCCAAGTCTGGATTCTCTATTGCCAGGGGGCGGATTCGGGAAAAAAGAGCTGTATGCCTGGATGGGCAAACCGGGTGTCGGCAAAACGATCTGGTTGGTAGTGCTTGGCGCACAGTTCATCAAGGCCGGTTTTCGCGTGCTGCACATCACGCGGGAAGTGTCGGAAGAAATTGTCGCATTGCGTTACGACAGTCATTTTCTTCAGTCGACAACGGATTCGATCATCGAACAGTCGGACGTCAGCATTCAGCGTTTGGAAACGTTGCGGAGGAATCTGTTCGACAGTCACGGCATCCAAGAATCCGAGAAGATGCTGATGATCAAAGAGTATCCGACAGGAGCGGCGACTGTCGGAGAGTCGCGGGTTTATTGTGAAGATCTGCGTGACCGTTACGGATTCGAACCTGACATCATCATTGATGACTATCTCGACCTTGCCCGTCCTGAAGTGCCCGGAAAAGACGAGTACGAAAATCAGGCGAGAAGCTTCGTGGATTTCAGGGGTTGGATGGTTGATGCCAAGAAATCCGGCATAACGGCGACTCAAACGCATCGGATGCTTGACGACACTAGAACCGTTCGAATGGAAAATACAGCCGATTCTTTCGCGAAGCCGAGAACCTTGGATGGTATGTTCACTATCAACGAGAGTACGCAGGACCGAATTCACGGCGTCCAACGTCTGTTCTTTGCCAAGTCTCGAAACTCACGCAGCAACATGTTCGCAGTGTTTCAGGTGATAAAAGAAACGATGAGCATTCAGGACATGAACCAGATCTATGATGAATCGTCTTTGGTGAACACTGGTGGACCGCCCGCGATGCCTGGAATGGAGATGGTGAACGAAAATGACGCAAACTCCCAAATGCCATTCTGATTATGAAAAGGAAACGTCGAACGAAACAGCCTTGGAATCAATTGGTCACGATGATCTGACGATTACTGTGGTCATTTCTGGCATTCGGTTTACTCGATCGTTGACCAACGATTTGCAAACAACCGAAGATCGAATCAACGAATGGCTCAAAGCGCATCCTGCAAAGATGGCGTATTGGGGAGCATGGTGCGGACGCGCTGAAATTTCAGCGATGGCAGCGAAGCATCATTTGCAGTTCGTCGAAGCGGATGTCTATGAAAAGGAGCGCAAACGTCTGTACGATGAATTCAAAGACGCTCATCGGCAATACTTCAGTCTGGACAAGAATGCTCAGACGACTGAACCGAAGCCGAAAGAGCCGACAATGGATACGTACAAGTACGCCATCAAGAGGCATCCTGAGTATCAGGACGCCGTTAGAAAGCATCTTCAGGCCGAAGAGGTTGTTCGGTACATGAAGGCTGCTGTTACGGCTCTTGAAACGATGCGGTTCGTTTTGATCAGTCTGTCCGCGAACATGCGTTCCGAACGCGACGCATTCAGCAATGTCGTCAAGCATGGCACGGAAGAAGCCTATTCTGACGTCGTTCAATCGTTTCATGACACGGTGGGGGCTACTAAGACAGTCGGAGCGGTTCCTACGCCATCCATTCCTTCAACGAATATTTCCAAACAACGTCAAGAACTTCCGAGAGCGGAAGACCAGACATACCGTCATCCTCAAATTCAACAAAGCCTTCAGCAAGAAAACGCGCCATTATCATCCGTACCTCTTCCCGCTCAGCCAACTGTTCCGATGAAACCTCCTTCCTCAAATTCGGTGATTGAAAAACAGACTGTGCTTTCAGCATTCAGCTCTGGTTTGCCTCCTTCATTCTCGTCTTCTCCGATTGGAGTGAGTGCGCCGCCGCCTGGAACAAATAAGATCATGAACGTCAATCTTGAAGATTCGAGCAAGATTCCATATGAAAACAGACCGCCGACAAATGATCCTGATGAACCGCCATGGTGATTCATGTTCGTATAGTTCTGGAAATGACACGAAAGAAAGGAAAGGTCATGACTGAATTGCTTTTGTCTGCAACAGAAGTTCCGAGTATCGGGGCGGAATGGACTCAGCTTCTTCTCAATCTGGGAATCACTGCTTTGTGTGCTGTGGGACTGTTCGTATTGCGCGCCGCTCGCGCGTATATCGTCAGCAAAGTGCAAGCGATCAAGAACGACAGCATGTTTGGACTTGGTGAGATGCTGAAGAGAACGATTGAACAAGCAGTGCTGTCCACTGAACAGACGCTGGGAAAGAGATTGCGTGAATTTGCTGTTCAGAACGGCGGATCGTTGGAGCCTGACGACGTCAAACAGTTGATGGATCGGACGATTGCCAATGTACGTGTTTCAATTGGCGAAGACTATTGGACGATGTTGGTCAACGTGATGGGCGGCGAAGCGCAGTTGCACGCCAGAATCACTACCTTGGTCGAGTCTGCGCTGTATGTCTTGAAGAAAGATGAAGTGATCAAGACGCCTTCAAAGAAGACGACTGGCAGAAGAACGGCTGCGAAGCCGCGCAAACCGAAAAATCCAAAGACTGAACCCGCTTCTTCATCGAAAGAAAACGATAGCGGCAACGGATCGGAAACAGAAGAAAAATGAGAAAAAGTCTCTCTGTACGGGACGCCGTTGTATGAACAAAATGCAAAGCCTGAACGGCTTAAGAAAGTGACAACAAAGAAAGTGAGAGAAAGATGACTCAATCTCCTGATATGCCGGTTGGCGGCGGATTCAATTACGGAAAACTTTTGGAGCGGGAAGCCAGTGATATCTTGAAACCGTCTGGCTCTGTCGATCGTCGGTTGATTTGGACTCCGAAGGAAAACCAGACATGGGTTCGACTGTTGACCGGACGTCCAGATCTGCTTCCAAAGCTGAGTGAAGGACAGTTCTTTATGAGATGTGGGTTCCATGACTTTGGCGGAATCCGCGTCGAATGTCCGCGCGAAGTTTGGGATATGTCCGATGATCAGAGCATTGATCGCCGCTGTCCGTTCTGTGAAGGACTCAATGAAGTCTTTCAACAGGCTCGTTTGCAGGGGCGTGATTATAGCTCCATGTACGAAAACGAAAAGGCGTGGGTCAGCGCGTTGGGAATCAAGAGGCGCTATGCCGTTCCTGCGTTCATTCGTTCCGAACAGGAATTGTTGAGCGTTTGGTACAATTTCGGTCAGAAGATGCTGGAAAAAATCTTGGGATGGCTTCAGAGTCTTGATCAGAACGGAAGGCCGATGCACGGAAACATTCTGGATTGGAACAGCGGCAAGGATATTCTGATCGTTAAAAACACCAATAAGGGCGGATATCCGAATTATGACAATTCGGAAATCGCTAGAGATCCAAGTCCTGTCGGGGATCAGAATCTCGTCACGACGTTATGGAACGAGATGCCTGATCTGCACGCGCATTTGTTCTCTCAGCTCAAGTCGTATGATGAGATGAAGAAAATTCTCGATACGCATATGCACTCTCCGCAGCCACAGACACAACAGACTACTGTTCAGGTGAATCAGCAGCCGCCGCAGCAGCAGCAGAATCAGACTCCCCCTGAAATGCCGCAAAATGCTCCTGCGGTTCAGCCGCAGACTGTTGCTGGTGTGCCGCCGCAAAGTGCGCCGAATGCTCCGAATGCCGCTCAGATTCCAGGCGTCGCGAACACGGCGGGCGTTCCGGGAATGAACATTGCTCAGCCTCAAGGACAGCCGCAAGGCGTCGCTCCTATGGGGCAGCCGCCTGCTGCACAGCCGCAGCCTGATATTAATACGCAAATCATGGAAACCATGAGCCGCGTCAATATGCAGAACCAGGAAGCTATTGCCGCTCTCGGACAATGGCAGAGCGAAGGCGGAAGGGATCTGGCGAGACTGCAACAGATTGCCGCTCAGTATCCGAAGCAGATGCAGCCGTTGGTCAATGATGTTGTGCAGCCGCCTCAACAGGAGCAGCCGTCGCAACAACAAACACAGCCAGAAGTCGCTCAGCCTGTCATGCCTGCCGAACCACAGCAGCCGCAAGGTGCATCGTATCAGGAAGTGGAATCGACTGAGGCGCTTCTGAAACAGATCGATCAAGAGACGAATCGATAGGCTGAAGCGGAGTTGGTGCGGCAGGAAAATAATGCTGTTTCCTGTCGCACCAGTTTTTATGTATAGATGACGATAGATCTGATGAACAGATGACGCGAAAAAAACCAAAAACGTTCATCAAGTTGGGGCGCGATTTCGGAAGACACCTTTATGATATGAGAGGAAACGAATTTCGGCTGAATAGAGGGCAATGCCGCGATGTGGGCGAATTGTTGGCCGACTTCATTTACTTCGCTCTTCAGAACAAGATTGATGTGTACATTGATGATGTCGGCAGGCTTGCCATTACAGCGATTCACTCTGCTGTATTTACTGATGAGCAATTAGAAAGAATAGTAAAAGACAATATCGATAATTTAGAAAATGTTAATATTTCAAAAGAAGCGAAAAAACTTGGTTTGGTAAAAAATCTATTTCATGGCACTTATTGGTCGACGTGGGAAGTCTCATTCAGTACTTCAAGAGTGTTTCGAGCGACGATGTTTCGTCGATATGGTTTTCCATCGGAAGAAGACTGTAAACGTTTTAAGGTAATGAAACGTGCAAAAATAACGGCTTGGGATAAACCATACTTTGATCCCGCATTGCGAAGACATTATGAGGGAAAAAGAGAGCCGCTTCCTAGAACCGTCAACAGGATCAAAGGGCAGGCGAAGAGAGTTCTGCGCGAACAGAAAGAGAAGGCTGTGCGCAAAGGGATTCCGGTAGAACAGACTCCGGTTGACGAGATGACTGAAGTGCAGCGTTGGTATGATGAGGCGCAAACGGCAGAAGCGGCGGAAGCGGCTCAAGGGGTTTCTCCGATTCGATTCGATGACAATAAAGAAGAACAGGAAGACTGATGAAGGTGAAGAAAAAGACATCTGCCAAGAAAAGCAGCGGTACGCCAGATCAGATTCTTACGATAGACAACTATGGCGATTTTTTGGGAGAAGTTCAGCAGATGATCAACAAGGATTATGCTGGTATTTCAACTCAGAAATTCAGCAAAATCGATTTCGTTGGCACTGGAAACGCGGCATTTGATTACATCATCAGCAATCGAATCGTGGGGGGTGGTTGGCCGTTAGGGCGCATTGTTGAAGTGTATGGCGACAATGCGAGCGGAAAAAGCTTGATGGGCTCGTTGGCTTTGATCGCCGCTCAAAAAGGGTGGGTCAATTTCCATGACGGGACGCCGTCAATGCCCGGTGTCGGGCTGCTTTTGGATGTCGAATTGTCGTTCAACCCTGAGTTCTTCTTTCAGTTGGGTGGTGATCCTGAATTGCTGATGGTTGCCGATCGGCATAAGCCGCTGAAGGGTTCGACGGAAGTAGGCGAAGAAGGATCGAAAAAGAAGCTGAAGGTGCCGAAAGACGCTGACGGCAATGAGCCGCTATATGTTGAGGCGGTATATGAAATTCTTGAGAAATTCATGTTGACGGTTCGTGCTCAGCATCCGAAGGTTCCGATCGTCATCGTTTGGGACTCTCTTGCGCAGACTCCTACGGCATACGAGTTGGCCAAAGGCGTTCGTGCTGTCGATTACGGAAAGCGCGCTCAGCGTCACAGCGCGGCCATGCGGCGAATCAGGGAAATCGTCAAGAAGACGAATTCGCTGCTGTTCATCATCAATCAACTTCGACACACGATGGCGATGTTCGGTCCAGACAAGGAGTCTGTCGGCGGTGAAGCGATCAAGTACGCGGCCGATTTGAGGATTCATCTCAAGAAAGGCAAGCGCATCTATTATGCGGGAAGTTCAAGCACTACGCTGAAGAACATTTCGGGCGTGCAGATGCGGACGCAGGTGGAGAAGACAAGGTTCACTCCTCCGTTCCGAGAGATTCTGTCGAACTTGTTCTATCGCAGCGGGCTTGATGCTTTTTCGGGCGTCTATGACGCTTGGACCGATTGGTTCCGTGACAGCAACGGCGTCTTCACTCAAGAATTGTCTCAGGAAGGAAAGCCGAAGTCGGGCTATTGGCTTTATAACGGTCTGCCTGACAACAGGCTGGAAGAGCCGATTCCGTTCGGGCGCAAGACGTTCATGGACATGCTTCGTGAACGATCAGAGCTGCATGGATTTTATCAATCATCCTTCGATGACGAATCGGAAAGTGTTTCCGTTCAAGAGGAAGACGAAGACGGTGAAGAGGAAGTCGCTGTTGAAGAAAATGAAGAGACAACCGGCGATGACGCCTTTTGAAACGACTTGAGATAGAAATGGAGAGAAGCACCATGACCGCAACAAAGATCACCATGAAGCAGGCTTTTTTGAAGAGCATCCTGAAGGACATTTCGGCGGCGGTCAAGGCGTCCGCCGTCTATGATCTGTACAAGATGACGTTTATCGAAGTGCAGAACGGTGCCGTCAAGATTTGGGCGCAAGGGCCGGAAAGTTCTTTGCTGCACGTCATTCGAGAAAGCGAAGACTTCGCCATCAAACATGACTCTGAGGTTCCGTTGACGGTGGGTCTTGATTCGAAGGCGTTTGAGTCGTTCGTCAAGTCTTTGCCTTCCGGCACTTTGGTTATGACCATCACGGACAAGGTTGAGCTGAGATGCCGCAATACCGTTTTCACTTTGCGTCCAAAAGACGACATGGAAGTGAATGCGCCTACGTTGAAGATTGAACAGCGCAAGCTGAATTTGAACAGGTTCGGCGACTTCGTCAAGGGCTTGCACGCGATCAAAAACGCGATCAGTCCGAATTCGGAGCGAGTCTGTGCAAGAGGCGCTTTGATCTATTGCGACGATGACAACAGGCTTTCCTTTGCCGCAATGGATGGCGGTCCCTTCATTGCTTGCTATACGGCATCCTTGATCGATGAGGATCAGGATGCGTTGGAGCAAAGCAATTTTTTGGCAGCCGGTCAAGAAAACGGAATCCTGATGCCGTTCTCTTTCGTCGAGTACATGACGAAGCAGACGGAAATCAAGAACATTTCTATGGGGATCAGCGGCCAAGGCTTGTTTGAAGCGGCGTTCGGACTTGAGAACAGTTCAGTCAAGTTCACGACGCGCATCCTGCAAGAAGAGTTTCCTTCCTTGGGCAAGTTGACTCAGATCTTTGAAGAGGAAGGATACAATGTTATTCGGTTGAATGCTCAATCGCTGCTCAAGATTGCGAACCGTGCGAAGCTTGTCAGCGACATGTGGGGCAAGATCGGGTTTAAGCTTGATTCTGGTCAAGGAAGACTGCTTGCGTTTTCTCACGATATGGCAAGGATCAATCAGTTCAATGAATGGATCGGAATCGAGATGGTTGAAGACTGCGACGATGAAGTCGACGAACAGTGGTTCAACATCGATACTGTCATCAATGTTCTGAAGGGTCTTGAAGCCATGGCAAATCTTGGCGATTGCGATGGAGCAGAGTCGTTCCAAGATCTTTCAGTATGCGTCAAAATGTATACAATCAACAATAATATGCAGTTGATTTTCTACTATGATGCCGCTGACGAAGAGACGGAAGAAAGCGGAAACGAAGAGGGGCAGGAAGAACAACAGGAAGCGTACGAAAAGGAAATCAGGCATCGTTCGTACATCATTTCTCAGTATGTGCCGCAGAGCAATGATTACGAAACAGAAGAAGACGAAGAAGACGAATCGCCGAGTCTAGTGAAAGTGGAGAGAGAAAACGACAAAATCAACTTCTGATCATTCTTTATCATATCATCATGTTCACAATTCTTGCAGACAATGTGGTTGGGCGTTTCGTCAAAAAAGACGGAACGCCAGTCAAGCCGAAAGAGCGCGGCAAGCAAAATCTGATCGTGATGGGGATCGTTCCTGATTTGGTGTTCCATCGTTATCGCATGATGATAGATAACATACACTGGAAGCGTCAAGTAGTTGGACGAAAGATCAGTCCATATCGAAATTTCGTTTCGGCCGAAACAGGAACGTTCGGCATCGGTCTGCTTGGATCGATTCTTCAATACATGAACGAATTGGGGCTGCAATACAATTTGATCGACAAGCGTGTTCAGTTTCCGGTTTCCGCCGATGAAATCACTGCAGACATGTTTGGGACGGAGTATAAGCTTCGCCCTTATCAAGTCGACGCGACCAAAATATGCGTCAATTTTCAGAACGGCATTGTAAAGAAGCCGACAGGATCGGGAAAAACTATCGATCTTGCCGCATTGGCAATGGCGTTCAACAAGAAGCTGGAAAACGGGAAAGCCGCCAAGGTTTTGGTGTTGATGGATCAGAAGGGAGGGGCCAGACAGACGGTCAAGCAGTTCATCCGATATGGGATCGATCCCAAAGACATTGTCTGCGTGGTCGGACAATCGAAGTCTCCGAAAGATGATCCGTACAAGTGGAACGAAGAGCGTTTGGATCGATGTCCGATCATCATTGCAATCAGGCAGATGTTCAAGACGCTCAAGAAAATCATGAACAAGTTCGATGTCATCTTGATGGATGAGTGTCACCATGCGTGTTCGAAAGAGAATCGCAGTCTGTTGAAAGCCGCCAAGCGTGCGCGTGTGCGGATCGGATTTTCGGGGACGCCATACACGGGAGACAATGAGCGGGATGTCTGGCGCATGAGTCTGTTCGGCCCGATCATCTACGAGATTCCGACGCGGGATCTGGTAGAGCAAGAATATTTGTCGAAGCCGTTCATCAAGATGATGCTGGTCAGGCGACGTGATGCGGCCATGTTTGCCGCGAACGGCTATCGTGAAATCTATCAAACGGGCATCATCAACTATGACATGCGGAATTTCCTCATCACTCGTCTGTCACGCGGGCTGATAGGCAAGACGCTCATTTTGTTTCTGCGTGTCGAACATGGTGACATTTTGATGCATAAATACGGTTTAGGCGGAAGACCGGCAGTGAACCGCACGAATCCGTTTGAGATCTACAATAAGCGAGAAGACAATTCTCAAGTGCACGTTCCGAAACAGTTGCTGTGGTATCTCGATGGAGATTGGAGCGTGCGCAATCGTGAGCGGGTTCTGAAATCGTTCAACAAGCAGAACCATGCGATTTTGATGGCCAGTCCGATTTTTGACGAATCGATCGATCTTCCGGGCATGAACAACCTGATCATTGCTGGCGGTGAGAAGAGCTATGTCAAGACGATTCAACGTTTAGGCAGGGCTCTTCGACCGAACAACAGCGGGGTGGTTCATGTGTTCGATTTCTTTGATAAAAGCCATGAGATTTTGGAGCGTCACGCGGGCACACGGAAAGAGATTTGGGTAGCGGAAGGACATGATGTGCAGGTCGTCATGATTCAGAAGGTGAGCTGATGGGCGCAATTACCATTTCCCGTGTTGCTTTGGATTGGGAATTGAGTGCGTGGGATGTCCGCGTTTATCTGGCTTCGATTTGGTATAGTCATTTCTACTTGATTTGTTATGACGAAAACAGGATGTTCTTGCCTGCCCGTACCGATCCGCGCGTTCACCAAAATTGGAAGCATTTCGAAGGCGCGGTAAGAAACTCCGATAAAATGAACACAAGTGTTTATCGTTATTTTCAAGTGCTGTTCTATCGGCTGCAAGACGATCGGCATGATTGGCGCGTTTATCCCGTGATGCTGACGACTGCGTGGGCGATCAATCGATACGCGGCGCTGTTCAGCGTGATCCCGCAGCAACAGACGGCTCGAAGTGAAGCGCAAGGATATCTTGAATCCGTGCGTGTCGGGCGTCATTTTTTGCAACGGGTCATGAAGAGCATCAATCAAAATTGGGAGTATCCAAGAGACTTGGAAAAAGTCTTGCGCTATTCAAAGTCGAATGCTCTTCAGCCGCTTTGCCTGACTTGGATCGATCAAGGCGCATTGACTAGGGCATATATTGCATTATCTTTTGAATTTTACAGGGTTTATCATTCTCTTCCTCATGACTTAAAAATCGAGTACGTTGATGAAATTGAGCTTGACAACATCAATAAACGTATGATCAATTTAATACCATCAGGAGAGTTGCAGACCGCTGCTGGAACACAACAAATCATGAACAGGAGCATGTGGAATGTCGGATGAACCCAAAGGCGGAAATGAAAAGTCGTTCGTCAAACAAATTGAAGCTGTGAACGTGAGTCCAAACGAAGCGTTTGAACAATCTGAAGTGGTCGAGATTCGGAGCAAAGCCGAAGACCGTAGAAGCATGTCCGAAGAGAACGCTTCGAGAAACCAAGAAGAAGTTCAACGTCTTTCGGAACAGGTACAGTCGGGACAACCATTCCAAGTCGTTGATCCGTCAGGCAACCCTTTGATCAATCCCACTACTCAGAAGCCGTTTGAAAGCAAAGCCGAGTTTGATACGTATGTGGCGAATCGCAATGCGCGGCTGCAATCCGCTCTTCAGGAATTGGCGGAACTGATTCCAAATCATCTGATCGTTCTGCATCCGGGCGGCGTCCTTCACGCTTCTCCGTCTCCGACATCCGAGTTGGCGGTTTTGTGTGAGATGGCTCAAGATCAGTTCAAGAAAGCAGCGTTCGATACGTTCGGTGCCATGGGGTTCAATTCGAATCCGATTGAAAGCAAGATGGTATTGGAACAGAGGAAGAGGGCAATGCAGCAGCAAGGCGCTCAATCCGTGGGTCAGCCGCCGCAAGCCGTTCCGACAGGAAGACCGCCGCAGAAAAATTGAAATAGGAAACACAGAAGAGAGGAAATGTCATGAATAGAAGCAACCAACCCGAAACCGTGTCGATCGGTATTCCGTCGAGCAATGTCAACGGTGCCGCGCAATCGTCACAGGGAGAAATCCTGACGCAAGGGGCAAGAGACAAGAAAGAAGCGACCGAGAAAGTGCGCGCACTGTTGGAGCGGTGTAGCGTACTCGGCAAGCCTGCCGCTCAGTATGTGTGCGACGTGATGACCGGAGCCGACGAGAATCTGAAGGCAGAGGTTCCGCAGGAGTACGTGACGCATTTGGTTTCTCAAGGCTATATCACTCCGCAGTTCACAGTGACTCAGGTGGGGCTTGATGCGGGCGTGCCGTTGCGCGTCGAAGAGACGCAAGCGGCCTTTGAACAGGTTCCGGAAGTCCAGAGCACATATCCTCAGACGATCGAAGTCGAAGCACAGGAAGTCAACAAGACCGCGCCGCCTTCCCCGAATCTCGCCGCTCAGCCGCAGCAAGCCAATCCTCACTCTGTGGAAGAGATGATGCGCAAGTTCAATCCGCAATACACGGCTCCTCAAACTGAAGCGGCGTTGATGCAGCAGTTCGGGACTATGTATCACCATTTGGAAAATCCGCTTTGGCGGAACGTTGAAAATCAGATCATGTTCGAAGAGGTTGTGGATGGTCTGATCAACCGTAATTCAACTTTCGATCAAAACAGCGAGAACACGATCGATTCAGGCAAGCGCATGCAGATCATGCAGGCGGTGCAGAGAATGATTGCGGAAATCGAACAGTTCGGGGTTCCGCATCTCAGGGCTCTCCATCTGCATTCGAATCTCATGACTCTGTTCTACAAGAACCGCAGACGACTGCTCATTCCCGACACTCTCAGCGCGGGCATGCGTTCCGCAATCGAATCAAAGATCGGGAGCATTCAGCAGATCGCGGAATCGTTCAAGGGCGGTGAATCGGGAAACGTCGAAGAGGACGCCGAAAGGAACGGCGTCGAAGAAACCACGAACACGATTCTGTGATTTTCATGGTTTGGACACGCCTCAAGCGGGCGTTCAAAGGTTCAAAATGAGATTCCAAGACAAGCCGTACCGATACGTTTCAGTATCGAGACTCAAGACCTTGTTGCTGTGTGGGTATCGGTACGGCTTTCAGTATTTGGCTGGGAAGCGTGCGCCGCAGACCGCGCCGATGGAAGCCGGAACGATTGTGCACAAGGCGTTGGAAGAAGGGCGTTTGGAAGGCATCAACAGCGGTCTTGAATTGGCTCAGAGAGCGCAACAGATCATCTCTCCAAAATCTCCCTTCAAATCAATGATCCAAACCGTCATTGACGAAACCTTGCCTGCATTCCATCCTGAAACGTTGTGGCGGGACGGACAGAAGACGGAACTTGTCTTGATGGGGGAAACTCCGAAAAGCAAGACGCCGTTCAAGGTCATCATCGATTTGGTTGACGAGCAAGATCAAGAGGCGATCCTTTGGGATTACAAGACGGACAAGAAGTTCAATGCCAAGTATCACTTGTTTCAGGGTTCGGTCTACAAAGCCGTCTATGAACAGCTAAATCCTGGACGTCAGGCGCATTTTGCTCTTTGTCTGCTCAGGCTCAAAAAGAAGATCCGCTTGAATGTCTGGAAGCCTGAAGAGACTTGGGATTACGTTGAAAAGCTGATTGAGCTGATGCGGCCTGAAAAGCTGTGTCCGAATACGAAATCATGCTACGCATATGGCAACCCGTGTCCGTACAGCAACCATTGTCCGCACTACAGATATGGGAAAAAGTGAAGAACGTCAAGGCGTTGGGGGAAAAAAGCCGATGCTGTCGGTTGATCAAGTCATTGAAGAACTGGACAGGATTTCTTCCACAGTCAAAACGTCTGCCGAAGAAGGGGTGAAGGAAGCTTTGGAAGACATGAGTCCTAGCGAGCGGGCAAAACTGCGTGAGGATCTTGGTTCGAACTTGAGCGACGTTATTGCAAGTCTGAAGCAAGGTCTGACGGAAGTGACTGACGTTATTGGCAATTTAGACAAGAAATATCCGTTTCTGAAGGGCAAGCGGAGGAAGCAGAAATGAAGGGATGGAAGAAAGGCGAGCGGGACGCGGCAAAACTGTTGGCAGAATGGTGGGGCGTGAAGTTCTATCGTTCACCGGCGTCCGGAGCAATGGCGACCGTGATGGCGGATGCGCTTTCTCCGAATCTTCAGCGGGCGATGACCGGCGATATCTATTGTGATGACGAAGAGTTTCCATTCAGCGTGGAAGTGAAGGCGTATGCTCAACTTTCGCTCTACTCTCTGATGACGAATCCGAAGGCGGATTTGTGGGCGCATTGGGAGCAAGCCAAAGTGCAGGCGATGCGGTTCAAGCAGATTCCAATGCTGATGTTCAAGGAAGACCGCAAATCATTCTTCATCGCATTCCCTCGATACTTCCTCGAAGAGCTGTTCAAGGTATTGACGGGAAAAACGGCAAGCGCCAAAATCGAACAGATCTATTACATCGATGACCATTCTCCTCTATGGTCCATGTCGCTGCAAAAAGCGGACATGGTGGTCATGTCATGGAAAGCGTTTTCAGAGGGCTGCTTCAAGAGTGACGTCGTGGAAGCGGCTCTTGCCTGCCATGAAAAGCGATATGTACTTGGGAAGCCTGATCCTGCGGAAGCACAAGAAGAATCAGATAGTTTGGATTGACTTGATCGTGGCCTAAGATAAACTGTGAGAGTGAATTCTCTTTCACAGGAAGGGCACGATCAATGCAGGTTCAAGATCTCAACATCAAGCGCAAAAAACTGATTGATGACGACAGCGGGGCTGCTGCTGCGACCACTACGGCAGATATTTCGCCGTTCGTTCATCGGTTGCCGCTTGGAACAACGCTTGCTCAGGACGAAGAGGAGCGGCAGCGTAGACAGGCTGGCGGTCTGGTTGATCCGCAGTTGGGCGAAGCGGAAGACGAGCAAAAAGCCGATCCGAACGAGGTGGGCGACCGCAAAGATTGGATCGACATGCCTGCCGATTTCAAACCGGCTCAGATGCAGGGCGGTCCATCGGATCGCACCTATCAGCGCATCAGAAGCGGTTATGACGGCGTCCCAGGAGAAATCTACAGCGGGGTCACTGAGGGTGATGAGCGAGGTGATATCCACAAGGACGTGAATCTCAGCAGCGGCTTCATTCGCGATCAGCACTTGGATCAGATCAAGAAGGGCGATCGGGTCTATTACGATGACCGGCCGCATCGCGTGAAAAGCATGACGACTGACTTTCGCCCGAAACGTCAAGGGGTTATCGGAAGCGTCAAGTTTGAATTCGTCGATCAAACCGCGCCGCCCGTCACGGTCGAAATCGTCTCTTGATCTGTTGAACGGATGCAATCGTGCTCAGGCTCGACAAAGCCAACATTTATTACCTCATGTACAGAAAGTGGCAAACCGACAGGTTTCCGCTTGTCTATGTGATCTGGTCGAACAACCAAGACACGATGGCGCTGAACATTCACTATGCCGGAAAGCTTTTCCTTGGACGACAACGGCAGTCGCAATGGGTCATTCGTGCAACGAATCTGAACCAATCATTGCTTGTGCTCGGACGATACAGGAGACATCCGGCGTTGCGCGTCTTCTTTTCATTCATCGAATCGCCGCGATTCAGCAGAATGCCTTGGAAATCACGCTATCCGTATCTGCGGGCGCGTTGGCCTAGAATCACAGAGTTACTAATCAGACAATATAAGACTCCATTTATGAAGGTCAATTGGATGACCAATAAGAAATCGATTGATCTTGCAATCATGAAGGCGGAATCGAATACATGGCAGATCCACTCAAACTAAAACTTCGGCTGAAAGCTGATGCCGATGATATGATGGGAGAGTTGAGCGGAAAGTTTCTGAAGACTTTTGATGAAGGTATAGTTAAATCTTTAGATAAGGCTTTTGTTAAGGTTGGTGCCAACACTAAAAAAGCACTCAAAACGACTCTTGGAGAAATTTCAAAAGGCATCAAGGGGGATGTGAAGGCACATGATGTAGAAGAATTTACCGTTGAAATCAAAAGCGTGGTAAAAGAGGTTGGAAGACTACAAGAACGCATGTCTCATGTTCGGGAACAAATGATAGGTCAGCCTGTCGTTTTTAAGAGAGAATTAAGGAACCAACTTAATGAACTAGGTGGCTATGTAAGAAAGCAACTTGAGAGTACGACAGAGGGCGCGGCGCAAATTGTTGCGATCGGAGGAAGCGCCAATAGAAAACAAGTTTCTGATGCCATGCGTCAATTCGGCCGTTTGCAAGATCAAACGGAGAAGATGGAGCAGGAAGCGGAGAAGTTTGCTGAACGTCGAGACGTTTCGATGCGAAAGCGCATGATGCGTTCGTTCGGCAAAATGGGAAGCGATATTCGAGAAACAATGCGTTCCAGAGTCGGAACCGCTTTGTCTATCGGCGCGCTTTATGAAATGGCGCGTGTCGGAGTCATGGACGTCATTAGGGATCATCAAGAACTTGCTCTCGCCGCGATGCAGGCGAATGCTTCGACGCATGCTCTCTATCAAAACATGCTCGGTTTTGCTCAACAGGCGATGTCGTTTGACGATGCGCGGGAAGCTGCGGCTAATTTCGCATTAACCGGTCAGCGTGGCGTTGAAGTGTTCAGGGAACTGAATACCGAACTAGGTCAGCTCGCGTACATTGGGACCGAAGCAGGCGAATCAACGGCAGAGGGCTTGACGTCGATCGCACAAGCATCTGATACGGCTCTTGAAGACATCAAAGACTTCATGGGCGCGCTTGCCGGAATCCGCAACATCAGTCTTCGCAATCAGTCCATGCGGGAATTGGTTGCTCAGGCTCAGTTGATGGGTACGCAAGGACCGCAATGGATCGGACGCATGGCGTCAGGATTTGCCAAGCTTGATCGCGGATTGCGCACGCTTGGCGTATCCGGCGCAAGCATTCGTTCGATCATGTCGGATTTGTCAAGCCTTGACATTTTTGACCCGACTTCCGCTTTCTCTCAGTTCATGCTCAGGTTCGGCGGACGCCGTGCGCTGTTCCAGGTGTTTGAAGGCGGTCCTGAAGCGGCTGCGGAAGCCATGATTCGCGCCGCAGATCAGTATGGAGATATTTTCCGTCAAGGCACTCGATTTGAGCAGATGCTTTTCAAGAGACGCATGGGCTTGAGCGATGAAATGATGGAAGTGGTTTCGCGCTTGTCGACAGCGAACGAACAGCAGCGTGAAATTTTCCGAACCGAAACGAAGCTGCAAAGAGCGGTTGGGGAAGAGCGGATACAATTGCAGCGGCAGTATGACGAAATGATGGCGAATCAGTTGGGCGGCATGCGGCGTGTCCGATTTGAGATTCAAACCTTGTTCCGTTCCTTCGGGGAAGCGTTGTTCGAAGCGCCTACAGGCGGAAAAAGCATCATCGTGTTGCTGAATGATTTGTTTATTGGAGAAGGCCCATTTGCTCAAGCAATGAGAGGGTTCAATGAAAATTTGAGCAAGGTAATGCCTGCGATTGGAAGAAGCCTTGCTTTTGTCGTACAAAATATTCCTAATGTGTTAGATAAAGGGCTTGCGGCACTTGTTCATTTAACTAGTCCGGAATTTCTTGTAAGCCTCAAAGACATGGGGGAAAAAGTCTTCGAAGCGGCGAATGTGATCGCTGGCGCGTTGGGAAGCGTTCAAAAAGGCGTTGATAAAGTAGGCGGTCCTGGAACAACCATGGCGGGCATCTTCCTTGCATGGATTACAGGCGCGTTCGGATTGGTGCGCAAAGGGTTCGCATGGTTGTTTAAACGCGGCGGGAAACTCCTCCTTCGAGGGATTACCAAAGGCTTGCCGGCACTTTTTAAAGGCGTTGTCGGGAAGGCTCTTGGCGTAGTCGGCTTTCTTGTCAGCGGCATTTTTGGAGCTATGAAACGGGGTTGGGAAGCCGTTACAAAGGGAGCGGAATGGACAGACTTCTTCAGGATACTTTCTCATGCCGCACTTGGTTTTGTCGAAGGAGTGATTGAATGGGTAACGTTCATTCCGACGAAGTTGATAGACTGGATTTTCGGAACCGATATCACCAAATCGATTCAAGAAGGGTTTGATGATCTACATGACCAAATAGACCATTTCTTCGGCTTGTTGGAACGGATGTGGTCGGCAATCAGTGATTGGATAACACGACAGGCAAGAAGATTCGGCATCGATCTTGGACCGACCACGGAAGAACTTGGAAGAACGACGCTTGCTGAACGAAAAGCACAAGAAGCGGGCGCAGCCGCAGCAGCGCGAACACGACAAGTCGCAAGGCGTGAAGAACTTAGAGAATTGATCAATACCATGTCTACTACGGGCGGCATGGATCGGGCCGTTCTCATGTCCATGGCCAAAGAACAGTTGGCTGAGGAAACCAAACGTGAAATGGCGGCTGGATACGCAACCGGAGGTGTGGCGGAATCAAGGGCGTTGTCGACGGTGATCGGCAACATTCGCGCTCTTCAGACGACTGGTGGCGGCAGCGCGGAATTCGCGGCGGCGCTTTCACAAGTCGGATTCAAACCGGGCGGCATCTACACGACAACCGCACCAACCGTTGTCGGCGGAATGAACCTGACTGCTTATCAGACGTTTGGACGCGGACGGCGGATGGCTGGAAGGATGGCGGCTGGCGAAATCGGCACACAAGAACTTGCCGACTATTCAGACGCCTTCAGACAGCTTGGCATGGGCGTCAGCGGCAGAACGAAACCGCTGTTCATTCCGACATTCGGTGACGATCTGATCAGGGGTTTGGCGGCTGTTTCGATGATCCGGCCGGATATCATCAACAAACTGAGCATCACGTCAGCGTACCGGAGTCCGGAAGAACAGGCGCAGCTTTACAGGCTCAATCCAAACAAAGCCGGTCCACCGGGAAGCAGCAGACACGAAGTCGGTCTTGCCACGGACATCGGCGGTTTGCGCAACCTGTCGCCGGAAGATCAGCATTTGTTCTTGGCTACCCTGGCTCAGCATGGAGTCGGACCCGGTCAGGTCAGATTGGACGCCGCTTTCGGAACGGCAACCGGAGAAACATGGCACTTCGAGCGCGTGCGTGGCGGCGCTCGTGCGACGTACGGTGCGGAACTGCCGATCGTTGAACCAACCGCTCCTTCGCTGGCGGGCGTCAGACCGCCTACATATCCGACCGCTCCGACCGTTCCTATTCCGACCGCTCCGACAGTCGGCGCGGCTGCTGGCGGGATGCCGCCGTTGATGGGACCGGCCGCTTATCCTGGCGTTCCTGCGGGCGCGGCAGCGGCAATGACCACAGGCGGCGTCACGCAAGTGCATGACGTTGAAGCGGATCGGCTGCTGAACATCATGGTCAGAGTGCTGCACCGTCTTGAACAGTCGAATAACAGCTTGGCGAACGAAACCGCGCGGCAAGGGCTGCACAATCGAATTCATGAGGCGCACAACGCATTCAAGCCAAGCGATGAGGGCGTTTGATGACGATTATTCGGATTGGACACTTCGACGAAAGCGGGGCGTTCATTCAGGGCGACAACAGCGGAGTCACACCGTTGTATCCCGCTAGCCAATCTCCGCATATTGAGGGCTATATTCTGCCGATCATGTCGTTCAGGCGCATGTCTCAACAACGGAATATTGCGCCGATCGTGTTTCAGGAGTCCGTAACGATCAGCGACGGCAAGAGCGCAAGCTTCGATTCGCAATCGCCGTTGGGATCGTCCGAACCGTTCCTCACCTATTCGAACAGCGGAAGCCGTTCGCTTGGATTAGAATTGAGCTATACCGCTGTCAGCCGAAACTACAATTTCCGATGGGTCATGCAGCAGCTTGCTCGTTTGATGGCGCTGGCCTATCCGATCTATCAGCGGGGAAACGTTGCCGCTCGTTCATTTTCACCGCCGCCTATGGTGCTGCTCAACTACGGACAGCGATACATCAACGTTCCCTGCAAAGTGACCGATGTACGCTTCAATGACAATGCTTCCTATCCGATTGAAATGTACACGCATTTTCCGCTGCGCGTTGACGTTTCATTGAGTTTGACGGTTTCGTATCCGTTCGGATACGCTCCCGGTCATGACGACATTGCCGCGAAATGGAGCGATGCGGACTTCAGCGGCGCGATCGGAGACGCGGCGGTTCCGCAGGCTGTGTCGCCGATCAACGAGCCTGAAAACTACGAAAGCGAAGCGCCGCGACCAGTCTTCAGAGAAGCAGGCGTTCTGCAAGTCAAGGATCGAAGCTTGGAAATCAATCCGGCCAATCAAGGCTTGTCTCCAAACAGACGATCGCGCAAATTGAACGAAATTACGTTCACACGGAGGTGATTCGAAAATGCCGACATCTCCAAATCTTCCAAGCAAGGTTTTCAGTCAGGGCTCCAGATTTCTTCGCAACGGTACGCTTTACACGGATGCCTACGAACGCACCAGAAAAATCTGGTATCGGCGTCCGACTATCGATCCTGATCCGACCGACACATTCACAACGGTTCAGCATGGAGAAGAATTCAAGCCTGAACTGATCGCCAACCGGGTCTATGACGGGCGCTATGAATACGGCTGGCTCATCATGCTTGCCAACAATCTGTTGCACGTTCGAGAGCTGACAACGCGCAAGACGCTGCGCATTCCAAATTTATCTCGCCTTGTGGGCGTAATCGCTTGATCAAAAAAGCGCCAAAGTCTTGACAGTCATCATGGAAGCGGGGAAAATGGATGGCATCGATTCAGGACATCCGTGCAACGCGGACCTAAAAAAGGACAGACCAATATGCCTACATATCATTGGAAGGCTTCCAAAAGCGAACTGCTGCGTCTTCTGTCTGAAATAGAAACCGCCGTTCATCATCCCGATGATGGCGGTTTTCATTTTGAGATGAGAGCCGAAGAAGGCATGGTGCGGATCGAAGCGGCTCAGGATGTTGATGACGTTCCGTGGGACGGAGAACCGATCATCATGCTTTGAACTGAACTGCTACTTTTTGCGGTACAGCTCACGGGGGTTGTACATGTGCCATCCGATCAGGCGGTTTGAACCGGCTTTTCTGACGACGTCCGCAACCGCTTCATTGACGGTGCGGAATCCGCCATAGGTTCCCCAATTCCCCATGTGATAGTAGCGTCGGACGCCGTGTTCATTCTCCATTTTGATCAGGCACAGGTTGTGACCGGAGATGTCTTGCAGTTTCTTCCCGGTCGACCAGACTACATTGAGAATGCGGACGTCGTATCGAGCCTGAAGCCGTGTGGCGCACCATAGGCTGAATTCATCGCAATCAAACGGCTCGTTGGGCGGCTGTCCATGCCCTTTGTTGTAATGCATGATTCGGCCTGGAATCTTGCTGCGCGGCATATTGGCAAGATCATCCGGGTTGTCTCCGTGTCCGCGAATGATGCAGTTGAACAAGTGGTCTCCAACGTCAGGGTGTCGGAATGCGTCGCCTAGACGCTTCCAATCGTCTTCGCGCCATTGAATCTTGTTCATGATCGCCTGAGCAACCTTTGGAGTCAGATCTCCCCAATTCGGTCGAGTGCCGATGTATTGTTTGTCAAGTTTCTGAATGTGCTTCGACCAGCCTGAGTACAGTTTTCCTCGCTTGACGCTCCATCGATAGAGCAGCTTCTTGAATCCAAGCCATGACATAAGACGACTCCTGCTTTGTTTTTCTTACTGAATCGATTGAACCATCATAGTATCATTTGGTTCATGAAAACTTCCTGCCCAATGGTGTTTGATCAAGGATGTATCCGAAGGATGAACATCCTTGGCAGTGACAACCAAGACGACAGGCTCATCACTGGAATCGTTTAGCTGAGATGATGATTCCAATGAAACCGCCAAGCCAGCGGCGAAAGAATACGGACTGAGGTTGAATCCTTCGTTTCGAATGTTGATCGCTGCATTCAAGTCACGATCCATCACTGAACCGCAATGATCACAACGATAGGTTTCATTGCCAAGCTTCAATTTTTCGTCGCCATCCTTGAGCGAACAGCACTGTGAACACTGCTGCGTACTCGGAAACCATTGATTGATTGCAATCACTTTCGAACCGAACGCTTCTGCTTTATATTCGAGTTGACGTCTGAATTCAGACCAAGCAACATCACTGATCGATTTCGACAAATTTCTGTTGCGGATCATCCCTTTGATGTTCAGATCCTCGATTGCAATTCCGCTGAAGCACTTCAGCAAAACAGTGCTCAGCTTGTGCGTGAAATCGTTTCGAACACAACTGATGTGATAGTACAGCTTTGCAAGCTTTTGCTTGGTCTTCTCTCTGTTGTTCGATCCTTTGATCTGTCGAGACAGCTTTTTGTTCAACTGTCTCAACTTTTTCAGAGCGTGTTTCAATGGCTTCGGTGCAGTGAATGATTCGCCAGTGCTCAGGATTGCGAAACTGTTGAGTCCAACATCAATACCGACCAACGCTTGGGTTTCACGATTGGCTGGTTCATCAATGTCAATCTCAACGCTTATGGAAACGAACCATTTCTCAGCGGTTCGACTAATGGTTGCGGATAGAATCTTGCCGCTGTAACGCAGACACTCTCTCATTCGAACCCAACCCAACAACGGAATTCTAATCTTGTTTCTATTTATACTAAATTGATTATTAGCTAGATAAAATGAATCCTTACACTTTCCTTTGCGCTTGAACTGAGGATATCCAGGCTTGTTTCCTGCTTTGATGTTGCGAAAGAAGTTCTTGAATGCTGTTCCAAGACGATCGAAAGCGCACTCAGCAGCGCACTTTGTCACTTCAGTCACAAATGGAAACGCATCGTGCTTGATCGCATTGAATTCTTTTTTCAGCTTGAATTTGCTTGGCTTCTCATCTGCTTCGTACTGCTGTTTCCATTCCGCAAGGCCCCAATTGAAGACAAACCTCGCAATGCCGCAAGCACGCCTGAAATAGCCGCACTGCACATTGTTTGGCTTCAATTCAATCTTGTGGGATCTGTGGATTTTCATGGTTTAATTGAATCACTTGAGTTATTCGTTCATCAATATGATAAAGTGTTTCAATCAAAAAATCAAGAACACATTCTTGTTCTTTTACTTCTTGAAAAGGCAAACTCCCCATCGCGCTCTGCGTGCGACAGGGAGTTTGTTTTGTGTTCCAGGGAGGAGTTTGGTGGGCAATTTGCAGGGAATTGCAGAGCGACTTTGGATGGAAAAGATCAGGCGGGAGTTTGCCAAAACAAGTTGCCAACGTTTTGTTTTGTTGATCTGCTTGCCAGTCTATCCGATCAAGAAGAGATGTCAAGAAGAAAAATGTCAACCTGTCACTTTTTTCTGTAAGGCAGTCTCTGAGGCGGCGCATTGAGACGGCGCGGATTCTTGTTGTTGGCGCGGGTGATGCGGTGAAGCGGATTCTGTGGTTCATTGCCTTTGGCCAATGAGAGAGCGTGCTGTTGAATCCGTTGCTGGTCTGGATTCCATCCGAAGATTTCGCTCTCCCAAAGTCCTTTGTGCTGAAGCCATTTCGCTCCGCAACAGGAACAGACGGTTTCTTCCGGCATGTTGCTGTCGAACGTCGTCAATAGACGCGCTTCGTTCGGTCGTCTGTCTTCGGGATGCTGCAAGTCTCTGTTGTTCGATTGAAGTGCGGAAAGTCGTTCTTGAGCCTGTTTCAGGCACATGGGACAGTAGACCCATCCTTCGCTGTGATCGGCGCTCTGAACGCCATATGCGCGCGCCAGAGACAGTTTTGAAGCGGCTTGCTGCTTGCGTCTTTGGAAATCGCGGGCGGCTTGTTCGACTTGCTGTCTGAGTGCAGGGTTTGCGCGCAAGGCTTCGAAGACGCACCAGTGCTCTCTGATGATCTGTTGCATCAATGCGTCAGGCTTGCCGCCATAATGTCCGCTGCGCACGAACGTCAGATGATCTTGCTTGTTCTGAGACTGCACGGCGAATCCGACCAGTTCTTGCCCCTCATAGACCAGAAAGGAGTTCTTCAATACGATGTCGCCTTTCGTCATGTCGGAATGAAAAATCTGGTCGTAGGGGTTTGCTTTTTTCATGAGTGCCGCGTTCCTTTCAGATGGTCAATATGCACCGTTCGAATTGGCTGTGCAGGTTTGATTTACGCTTTTCATTGCGGATCAGCTTCACCATGCCTTCACGCTGCATTTCGATCAAGAGCATGTCGACGTAGCTTGAAATGACTTGGAAGCCTTGCGCATGCGGCGGAAGATCGCGGCGGAACTTGACGATGAGGGACATGACGCGCATGGATTTGCGCCCGTCTTCGTCTGTTTTGCCGTTGTCATTGATGTGATCGAGGATGTGCGTTTTGACATCTTCGAAGATTTCTTCGGCCGCTTCTTGGTGCATGGCTTTTGCTCCAAACCTTAAGCGTCAAAAACAACAACGATCGATACCTTTGCGCGCGGATCGTCATCGATGGCAGGATCGCCGTCGTCCTTGACTTTCTTGGCCATCAGCTTCATTTCCACTTCAAACAAATCGCCGTTGTCGTCAGCCGATTTGATTTCCCAATCGTCCGGGATGTCTTTGATCAGTTCTCGAAGTTCTTTGACCGTCATGACTGTGCTCCATGGAGAAAATGGTGGACGCGACGGGATTTGAACCCGCA